CTATAGATTTGCGAGCCATTTCTTGCCAGACTTGGTATTAAGCCAAACAGCTATAATAGAACCTATCACAGCCATTACCGCAAATAAAGATATTAATGCTTCCATATAATTACTGTTTTATTATTTTATAACCTATGTATGAAAATATATAGGTAACAAAAATACCTATAAGTATAAGTACCCAATTTTCTACTTTTTCTTGTTGTGTCGCAACAGAAACAACACTTCCTACCACTAATGCAGTAAAAGATATTTTTGCTAAATCATAAAAGAACTTACCAAGCGTTTCCCGACTTGTTTTCTCTTTTTCTTTAACTTCCTTCTTTACTTCCTGTTGTTCACTCCAACTTCCCATTCAAATTAAGATTTATTGCAAATATACGAAAATCAAACAATAAACAATAACATAAACCATTTATTTAACACACTTCACCCTTCGGCAAATTGGCCAGCACCTCATCTATGAAAATTGATCGGTAGTGCGGGCATTCCAGCACTCCCTTTTGCTTCGCTTCCCGATACACTCTGGAAAAGAGCTTTGCTTTCTCCTGGATTGTTGCTGGAATCTCTTCAATGGGCGTAGACAGAAATCGACATCCCCACCCTTTGCATGAAGGTGAAAGCCTACAGTGTTTTTGATTTTTCCACTGACACGAACAGTCATATATGCTTTGAACCATATATAATAAAACTCCAATATTCACATTGCAGCACTAACAATACATTTGCTAATGCTGCAATTATCTTTAATTAATCTTCTAGAACTTTTATCCTATTCCTTATGTTCGTACATATCGATCGCCTTAAAGAATTCATCCTCATAGTTATAAACATCATCAAGGCTTTCAATAACGTGTTTCACATCTTTCTTGTTTTCGTCAATAAACTGAACTACTATACCTAGCCAAGCATAATCTAACATTTTCCAGAATAGTCATATTATAAATCCCCCTTTAATACACTATCTTTGATTTCTGCTTTAATATTACAATCTTTCAATATCTTTTCAACCTTTTTCCGATCTTCATCAATTGTTCTAGGTCCCATTGTTATTTCTAAATGCTCTAAAACTTCCTGCTTTAATGGAATATAAAGGGCTGTTCTACTCAGCTCCATTCCATTTCTATAAGCAGTACCAAGAGCCAACGGAAAGCTCAAAGGATGATTGCTCATTAAAGCCGGTTCAAACGGTTGTGCATGAATAATGAAACGGCTTTCATTCTGTAATCCCCATTCCCTTTTCTTATAAATGCCAATATTATCATGTTTAAACGCAACTCCTTGATCAAAGCATTTGATAGCTTCTTTATAATATAGCTCAATATTTTGTTCATATTTCACATCAACAAGACCGACTTTATTAATATAAGAACTGACTACAAAATTTTCAAAACAATATTCCCTATTATTATAAAATGATCTATTAACAGTTCCCACATCGTAAGTTTCAAACATATCCTCATCCAAACTTATCCTTACACCTTTATTCCCTTTCCCGTATCGATTCCATAAATCAATATTTTCCATTTCCGACTTAGTCCAACAACTCACAAAAGTATATTTACCTAATTTTATATTCGTATCATAAACCGTTGAGTCATATTTATATTCTGCTTTATCATCCACTTGGTCCAAACGATTAAACTTTATACTTTTGTTCTTAAGAATCATTTCTAATGTTTCAATAGAAGTATAATGATGTATTTTCATCTTAGATTTAATTATAAGTTTATCCTATTTTATTTGATTTTTGTAGATTGCATTCTTGGCATAAAATCTAAAGCTCCCCACACTAGTATTTCCTCCTTTGGAGAAAGGTATTATATGGTCTAAGTGTAGGTTTTCAGTAGAACCGCAATAAACACATCTTCCTCCATCCCTTCTCCAAACTACATCAACGACTTCTTTAGGTATAGGAGGTCGCTTATTTGCTTCCGGAAAGATTTCTCCCTCATCCATTAACTCTTGCAGTGCAGCCTTTTCTAAGTCTTGCTTTCGTTTCTTTGCAAGAAGCTTCTCTTTTATTTATTGCTCTCCTGTTTTCCAACTCATCAATCCATTTTTTATACTCCATAATACTAGATTCAGACATATCAATATACAATAAATCAGATTCAGCATCAGAAAATAACACTCCATGCATCTCCCATTCTTTAGCCATATAAGTCAAGACGCCTGAATATTCAGACTTTAGTGAAAAAGATTTTTGACCAATCGGCTTTAAAATGATGAAGTCTCCTGAGCTAATCAAGCATGTCTTATATCCTTCATATAAGATAGCGCGTATAGGAACATCTACATATATACATGTGCATTCTTCATCCGGAACAAAATGAAGATATTTCTTTCCGTTCAGATTTTTCCAGTTGAGCATATTTTTCTTATTTTGCCGACATACACATAAGTACTCGATACACGCCGTACACCTCTGACAAAGGAACGTCAAAGTCCGAGAATTTCGGGTCCGGGTTGATTGAATGGCATTTCACATACCCTTCCTTACCACAACACTCATGGAGTTCCTTTACTATAACCCCATTTGCAGTGTCCAAAACGTATGTTTTACCCCAGTCTATAAAGATATTGGGATTTATCTTCTTTATCAAAATACGGGAACCTGAGGGGTATTCAGGTGCCATACTATCTCCATATACTGTAATGGCAAAGTCTACATCTTCAATGGGAGAAATTATAGCCTCACAATTTTGGAGCATTGCGCCTGGAGCCGCAAACCCCGTAAGCGTTCCTCCCATAGCTGACATGGGAAGAAGATATGTAGTGAAACCATTTCCTTCATTTAGTTCTTTCCTACCATAATGGGATGTAGGCTCTTGTACCTTATTTGAAATAGATTCTGCATCTTGACCATAAGACAACATTTCTCCTTGACCTGTTAAAAGCCAATTCACATCTAATTCCGGGAACGACTTAGATATTTTATCTATTGTTGAACGTCTTGTATTATCACCCATCTTCGAAACAGCTGCATTACTTAGCCCAACTATCTTTTCAAACATCTGTACTGGTAAACCTTTATACTCAATAAAGTATAATAATCGCTCCTTTAGACCTTCCATATATCTGAGTTAATTAGAGTTAATATCTAAATATAATTAGATTTATTATTTGATAAATTAGATATTAAATCTATCTTTGCAACATCAAACAATAAACAACAGCACAAAGGAACGAAAAATAGTTCGGAAGTGCAAAAATATTGACTAACTAAAAAGAGGTAAACTCTGTGTTCTTTGATTTATTGATGTTGCAAAATATATAGTATTAACTTTAAAAACTGGAATAGATATGGATGAAGATCAGTACCAGACTATACGCACATCGTTGCAGATAATAGAACTGTTACTTAGTGCAATCATAGGGATTTTACTATTCGATTAAGCCGAATAGGTGATTGGCAAGCGCACCCAATAGAGCAGCGGTCAAATCACGAATGAACCTTTTGATGGAAGTGCGGATATCCTTGTTGCGGTCTTTCCGCTTTTTGCAGGCATATCCGCCTTCCTTTTGAAATTCCGTCCCTTTGGGTGTCATATCAATAGTAAACCTGTATGGCAAATTCGTATGGGGTACAGCCTTGATATATCCTTCCTCTGCCAGTTTTAGGATAATCCGTTTCGTTCTGCCGGGGTTGTCCGTTATATCAGCGAACACACGGTCTGAATAGTGCATGGTGTGGTTATATTCACAGAACATGCTTATGACGGTGAGAAAGAAATCTAAATCATTATCGGTTATGGCATCGCTCTGAGACATAATCATCGCTTCGATAGGGTTTCAAGGGTTTTGGAAAGGTTCTCGATGGTACGTTGCTGAGACTCAATAATTGCCAACAAACTTTCTTCCCTTTTATTAAAGAAATCATGTGTCGCTTCTTTAAAGGTTTTAGGATTGTCTTTGTCCAAGGTTAAATTGATGATGTATTTCGATACCACTTCATCCCCAAACTTGGACTTTAGAATGTTCAGTTGTTCATCCGTTAAATCCCTACCAGATGCTTCTATTGCATAGATATTTCCTTGGGTGCAGTTGAACATTTCAGCCATAGCCATTTGGGTTATTCTCCCATTTTCCTTTCTGAATCTCTTTAAATCGAACATATTATTAATAAATATTAAATACAAGTATTATTTATTGCAATAATAGTAGTAATAATAGTATTAATACTTATATTTGCAACATCAAACAACAACAATAAACAAAGAAAGCAAGTTTGAGTGAGATAACCAAATAAAAGTAATAACTAAAAAGAGGTAAGACAATGAAAAGATTCGATTTACGACAGATTATGAGAGATGCCCACAGAACTTACAAGTATGTAGGCAAGAAACAAGGCAAGACCTTCGGTGAAGTTCTGAAATCAACATGGAAACTGGCAAAACTGAATGTTACAATGCAGGAAGAGCTGGCAAGACAACAGGAAGAAAGAAATAACAAGGTGTTCACTCCGGTCAAAGCAGAAAGAGTCACTTTCAAAGCCGAATGGTCAGACTGCTACAACTCCAACAGCCGTGGATATTTAGGCTCCCAGTACTGCGGAGATTAAGCGGTAACGGCCAGCGAGCCTACCTTTTGATGGGATTACCGCTACTAAATGGAGTTTGACCATAACAAACAGGAGAAGCGACACTCCGCAACAACACATCCCGAAAGACTCGGAACTGGTGACAGCAGAAGCAGACTTGAGTAGGGTTACGGGTGCAGTCCCGGAGGTAACTGAAAGCTGCCGTTTGCGTACTGAGAAAGGTACAATGCAATACGCAATATTCCTGAGTGAACAAGCGGCAAAGGGCGCCAAGCGTGTAAGGGTAAAATAAAAAGAGCGATCATGCCCCGAACGGTTATGCAGTGAAGAACAGTAGCTGACAACTCCGGTGGGAAGACCAGAGAGAGGTTATCGGGGCACAAACTAATAATATCTACTTATGACAATGAAAGCAATAATTGAAAAAATAGTAAAAATACGTCCTACAACCTATGGGTTTATAGGAAAAGATGATACCGGGATAATCAACAAAACCGTTGTCATAAAGTTGTTCACTATCCCGATATACAGGAAAGAAATTTTAGTTCAGAAGAATATTTGACAGTTCCTGAAAGCTAAATTCCGTATGGATTTTAGCTCCATTTTGAAATAAGATCAATGTACCTTCATCGGTAGGCTTTACAAGCTGAACTGCACTTGCATTGATGATGCACTTTTCACCATCCACGGTGATTTCAACAAACTTGTTCATAATACTTAATTTTTTGTTTGACACCACAAAGTTAAGTAAATCCCCCAATAAAAGCGTGATGCCGCCAATCGGATTGGTTTGGGGGAACAAAACTAATACACAATCAAATGAAAGCAATATCAATATTATGCGCAGTATCATACGCGATACTCCTTATTACCATGCGTGATATGGGCGTATGGTTCTGGATAGCATCCGCCGCCTTCGCGGTAACATCATTAGTGATAAGCAACGAACTTGACAATATTGAAAATCAAAAAAAATAAAGCTATGACAACAGTAGAAGAGTTACAAAGCATGACACACGAAGACCTTGTAAGACGTGTACAAGAACTGGAACAAGACCTTAAAGAAGTCAAGGAACAGAGCGACATGTGGCTCGATTCGTTCACCCGCCTACAGGCACGACACGAAAGCAGCATTAATGCTCTAGACAACATTGTTAAACTGACTAAAATGAAGTAAATATGGTAAAAGTAACAGAAAATTGGGCGTCCACATTGAGAGCGATGAAGGTAGGTGATATCGTTGTGTTCCCTGTGCGTGCGATATCTTCCGTCAACACAACCATTTCCAGACTAAGATTGGAGATGTGTGTCGAGAATGCGGACTGGAAACGAACAGGAGAGGTTGACCGCAAGCGCGGAGAGTTTAAAATCCAGCGTGTGTCATGATTACGCTGTCAGAGCGCGAGCATCTTGTCGCCGAACAATATTGCAAGGGTTTGGCCGACAAGGAAGTGGCCGACAGGCTGCAACGCTCGGAATGGACCATCAAAGCGCAGAAGCGGGATATATACAAAAAGCTGGGTATTTCCAAAGATACCGAGCTGGTATTATACATGTTCTGTGAACGCATGAAGATCAACTTCGATATAAAAGAGATACGTAAACACGGACTTGAGTTATTCTTCTCCATCCTGTTCTTTATCATTGCCGCATTGGATTTTCATCCTGATATGAGACAATGCAGGAGCAGAGCAAAAGCAAGAACCACCCAAGTATCAAGAACAAGACGAACAAAAACAGATTCAGATTATGAACTATACAGTTAACAACCAACTACGGACATCCATCTTATTTGATGGAACGGCAGAAGCACGGCTAGCAGACATCCTAGCCATCATGGACACCCATACATTCGGTAAAAGAGAAGCGGCCAAAATAGTTGGAGGCATAGGAAGGCTTATCAGACTGATCGAAGAAAACAAAATACGTTCCGACAAGCCTACATGCGCACAAAACGGGAAATGGTTCTGCAATGCCAGTGATGTCCTGCGTTATGCACAGACCAAAATGCCAAGGAAGCCTAGAAAATTAAAAAAGAAAGTGGCATAAGCCACACGGGTAATTAGCTTAATGGGAAAGCGGTATTCACTTTTTTCTTTACGTTCAGACGGTTTGTGATTGTTTTCAGGAAGAATACAGATACAGGTTCGAATCCTGTATTACCCACACCCAAAGAGAGGGAGCCGTACACCCTTATAAACGTAGCCATGTTAGAGACTTCAAGGCAGTGAAGCAGAGAGCAATTTGTTAGATAATAATTTAACCCAAAGCCGCTGGAAAGGACAGCGTGAGGTGAGAGCCCTCTTTATATGTTATATTCTATATCCTCATTTATCCCGGTGCGTCCTGGCCGGCTATCCGGGAACTATTTTTTTTAACTCATTTATTAACCACTAAAAAATTATTTGATTATGGGACTTATCAAAAAGCCTAACGAGCTGACAGTCAAGAATACCCTGTCGGCATTGATCTACGGCCAACCTGGCATGGGAAAGGCTCAACCTTTGTATTGCAGCGTTCTGACACCGGAAGGATATAAGAAGTTATCCGATATATCTGTAGGAGACACCCTGATGGGATGTGACGGTAAAGAACAGAAAGTATTGGGTGTTTATCCTCAAGGAGTAAGACCTGTGTACAGAGTCATGACAAATGACGGAGCCATAACTTATTGCGATGAAGAACATATATGGAATGTTCGTTCAAATACTGGCAATAACCGTAAAGCAGGATTTAGAAACATGACCCTTAAAGAGATGATGTCGAAGGGTATCTCTTGCCCCTTGTCTCCATCAAGACAGTTTTCTACAAGAAAACCTATCCCGCGCTTTGAGATTCCGGTAGTAGATGCTATGGAATATACTGAAAAGAGCTATGATGTTGACCCGTATATTCTTGGGGTTTTAATCGGCGATGGTTCTCTGACGGGGAATGTAGCAATATTCTCAAATCCTGATGTAGATTCACAAATAGCCAGCAACGTAGAACGACTGCTTCCGAACGGCTATGCCTTGAGTAAGAATGATGCACCGCAATGCCCTCAATACGGCATAATTCTTTCAGGCAATGGGGAAGGATATATTCAGAGAATAAAGCGGTTAGGATTGAACGTCCATTCTACAGAGAAATTTATCCCTGATTGTTACAAATTAGGAAGCCATCAACAACGTATATCTTTGCTTCGCGGCCTTATGGACACAGATGGATGTGCAATAAAAAATAGAGTTTGTTTTTCTACTGCAAGTAAGAATCTTGCTTATGATGTGGTGGAGCTTGTTAACTCTTTAGGTGGTATAGCTAATGTACATGTATACGAAAGAGAAGATAAGGGGGACGAATACCGTGTTAGCGTGAAAATCAAAGAATGCCCTTTCAGTCTTGAAAGAAAAGCTTCTGAATGGAGTAAAACTACTATATCTAGATATATAGTAGATGTGACCCGTGTAGAAGATTGTGAATGTGTCTGCATTAAGGTATCTAATGAGGATGAATTGTATGTCACTGACGATTATATAGTAACTCACAACACTACACTTGCTTTAAGTTCACCCAAACCGTTATTGCTTGATTTTGACGGTGGCGTTCACCGTGTGAATGCAGCCCACCGTGTAGACACCGTGCAAATTTCCAAATGGGAAGAGGTGGATGAAGTTCTTACGAGCGGAGAAATTGCCGAATACAAGACCATCGTTATTGATACGGCAGGAAAAATGTTATCCTTCATGGATAAATATATAATGAAGAACAATCCCAAAATGAAGAAAGCGGACGGCACACTGTCCCTGCAAGGATATGGAGTACGAAAGAACATGTTCATCAACTTCGTAAACCAAGTCACACTAATGGGTAAATCAGTAATATTCGTAGCCCATGAACGCGAGGAAAAGAACGGAGAAGACAAACAGATACGCCCGGAAATCGGAGGTTCTTCAGCCGGTGACCTGATTAAAGAACTTGATCTTGTAGGCTATATGGAAGCCATAGGCAAGGACAGAACCATCTCCTTTGACCCATGTGAGAAATTCTATGGAAAGAATACCTGCAACCTCCCGGCACGCATGAAGATACCGGTTATCATTAATGAAGAAGGTACAGTCACCGGCCAGAACGACTTTATGACAAAGATTATAAACACTTATCAAACCTACCAGACCAAACAAACAGAACTGTCTTCTGAATATGAGGATTTGATGGAAATTATCAAAGAACAAATAGCTATGGTAGCGGATGCGGACACGGCCAACGAAGTGAGACAATCACTGGAGAGCCTGCAGCATATCTTCGACAGCAAATTACAAGCAGGTATGCTGCTGAATAAAAGATGCAAGGAATTAGGATTGAAATTCAACAAAGTCAAAAAAATATATGAAGCAGCCTAGTTATAGAATCTATCCCTCATTACTTGACAAATTCGACAAGTATTTGAGAGCTGACGAAGAAGTGGAAAGCTTCTGGAACATTGATAATGAAACCGGAGAGTATAAACGCTCTCCGGAAGAAATCGAAGAGAACCTGAAGCAAGACCTTCTGGATGCTATCAACCGTGTACCGTTTGAGAGTGAGGCGGCAGACAAGGGAACTGCCTTCAATGCTATCATTGACTGCTATGTCCATTGCGAAAATCACGTGCCGACAGAACGATCCCCCTACTCCATCATTGGCGATAAGGAAACCAATACCATACAAGTAGCTTTTCCGGCAACGGATATCGCACCAGCACGGCATTTCCTTTTCGACAGACAATGGTGTATAGAACAGGCAGAGTATTTCAAAGGCTCATTAAGCCAGATCTATGTATCCGCCATTCTTCCCACCCGGTATGGTGACACGGAATTATACGGATTCATTGACGAGCTTCGGAAAGACATCGTCTATGATATCAAGTCTACATTAAAATATGAGTTCGGCAAATATGCCCACGGATGGCAGCGCCATGTATACCCCTATTGCCTGATAGCCTCCGGTCAAATGGAAAGCATAAAAGCGTTTGAGTTTACGGCTTATGCGCTAAAGGGCGGTACCAGCCGTACACCGCTTATCAGTGGTACGCAATATCCGGAATATTATACTTACAACCATGAACAGACAGTGAAACTGCTCACGGCACACGTAGAACATTTCATAGAGTTTTTGGAAGCTAATAGAGAATCTATCACGGACAAGAAGATTTTCGGATTGGAATAATGGCACAAGAAGCTATCCTTATAAAAGAAAAAGGTGTGGTAACACTGAACAAGTCCTTTGATTTCATGTGCTCGCAGCTCCGTAACGGTCGCTACAAGTTAATTATCGAACGTTACACAGAGCCGCGCACATTAAGTCAAAACGCCCTGATGTGGCTTTGGTTTACCTGTATCGAACAGGAAACAGGAACGGACAAACAGGACGTACACGATTATTACTGCAACCTATATCTACGAAGGACAACCATTATCAAAGGAAAAGAAACGGTCATAGCCGGAAGCACATCGAAACTGAACACACTGCAAATGACGGATTTTTTGAATAAGGTCAAAGCAGATGCAGCCACGGAACTGGGAATAACACTTCCCCTTCCGGAAGACCGTTATTATAACGAATTTGTCAACGAATATAAATATAGAAGATAATGAAGATCATAAAAGCTAAAATCACCAAAGACAGTACCTTGGTGGCCACCTACAAGGATGAGAATGGTACAACCACCGTAGAAGGCAAGAACCTGGTAACATCAGACCTTATCAATGCGTTCAGCAAGCTGAATCCCCACGCCGCTTTGCTTACAGAACAGAAAGAAGTGGACGGTATAGAATCAGTAGATGAAGTGCCTGATATCATAGGACAGGTGCTTGACGTTACAGGGTATTCCATTGGCGGAGATGGAGATAATGAAGGGGTTACTCTGATAGCCAAACGTTTTCTCAAAACAGGAAAAGTTCTGAACCTATGCGCTCCGTTCACCATGTTCAATAATGAGAATGAATCGTATATCAATGCCTTCGAGCTGGAGCAGGAAATCCAATCCTGTGAGTTCGAAGTCAAAGAGTATCTGTTCAACAAAAAATGGCGAATTGTACAACAGGAACTTCCGTTTGAGGAAGACACGGCGAACGCAGACGTACAACCGGACGCCATTCCAGAAGCCGGTACAGACTTCAATCAAGAGGTTGCGGAATTCCAGCAGGCTATGAATGATGCAGGGGTTGACATAATAATGAACGGAACGAAAATTAAATCACGTAAACCACGTAAAGTCAAACAACTTGCATCATGATACCGCCGTCCCCATTTTGCGTAACTACTACCCCCAACTGCTTCAAATTAGCCTTCCCATATCATCCAAGATTAGTGGAGCTAGTCAAACGGATTCCAAGTGTAAAACAGAATATCCGGGCAGCCTATATCGCTGACGAAAAAGCTTGGAAGGTATCTCTACAAGATAAGGAATACGTGAGGATGATGGCAGATTGGGCGGTACAGACAAAGATATGCAGCCGGGTACAGCACAAAGTGACAACAAGAGAGTATAATGACTATACTATTCCCGACCTTCCAAAACTTACGGTTCCACACGGATTGCTGTTGGAACCGTACGAATATCAGAAAGAAGGCATCGCTTATGCGCTACAGCACAAGCGGTGCATATTCGGGGACCAACCGGGACTGGGAAAGACATTACAGGCAATAGGCACGGTTACGATAGCAAAAGCGTATCCGTGCCTTGTCATTTGTCCGGCCGCATTGAAAATAAACTGGCAACGTGAATTTAAGAAATTTGCCGGAAAAAATGCCATGATTCTGGATGATCGCAATAAAGCCAGCTGGCACCGTTTCTTTGAGACTAAATGCTGCAACATATTCATAACAAATTATGAATCACTGAAAAAGTTTTTTGTACTTAAAGTAAAGGAGGATGCACGGTTTACCATGAAATCCATTGAGTTTGACCCACGAATATCGTTATTCAAATCCGTAGTCATTGACGAATCACACAAGTGCAAATCCACCAAGACCCAGCAATCCAAGTTCGTAGAAGGAATATGTAAAGGCAAAGAATATATCTTGGAACTGACGGGAACCCCAGTAGTGAACAACAATACAGACCTTATACAACAACTCAAGATAATGGGACGATTAGAGGATTTCGGAGGATACAAGTATTTCGTAGAGAGGTTCTGCGATGGACCTAAACAGTCAAGCAATGTGAAAGAACTGAATTGGAGGTTATCATCGACCTGCTTCTTCCGGCGCGAAAAGGCCAAGGTACTCACTCAGTTGCCGGACAAGTCACGCCAATATATAGAGGTGGACATATCCAATCGCAAAGAATACGACAAAGCGGAAGCCGACCTGATACAGTATCTCCGGACTTACAAGAATGCGGACGATGAAAAGGTGGCCAAGGCATTAAGAGGCGAGGTAATGGTGAAAATGGGAATATTGAAAGCCATATCAGCCAGGGGAAAAATCAAAGTCTTTTCCGAATTCATCCATGACGTGATTGACGGAGGTGAGAAACTGATAGTCTTTGCTTACCTGAAAGAAGTAGTACAGGAATTAAAGAAGATATTCCCTGAAGCTGTCACCGTTACAGGCGAAGACAATGCTACTCAAAAACAGACAGCGGTAGACCGCTTCCAAAACGCCCCTTCTTGCAAGCTGATCATCCTTAACTACAAATCAGGAGGTACAGGTCTTACATTGACAGCTTCCAGCCGTGTGGCGTTTATCGAGTTCCCATGGACTTTCTCCGATTGTGAGCAGGCAGAAGACCGAGCGCATCGGAACGGACAGAAGAACAACGTAAACTGTTACTACTATCTTGGAAAGGATACTATCGACAAATATATGTATGATGTCATTCAGACCAAAAAGGGAATAGCCAACGGAGTGACAGGGACGGATGATGTGGTTAAGGAGAATGTGATAGATATGGCAATGAACCTATTCAACGGAAGAATATGAGAAAACAGACAACACCATTATCAGAAAGCCAAATACAACATGATTGTTTGGTATGGTTCCGGTTACAATATCCCAAACTGGCTCGTATGCTTTTTGCAGTGCCCAACGGTGGCAAACGTGATGCCAAGACAGGAGCACGGATGAAGTATGAAGGAGCAGTGAGAGGTGTGGCAGACTTGATCCTGCTCATGCCCAAAAAGGGATGGGCTTCCCTCTGCATAGAGATGAAGACACCGAAGGGTACACAAAGCGAGCACCAACGAACGTGGCAAACAGAAGCAGAGAGATACCAAAACAAGTATGTTATCTGCCATTCACTACAGGAGTTCATAAACGAAGTAAATTCTTACCTACAATGACTTATATAGATTACGTAAACCAATTTTGGAAGACACATCAGAGTGTAGCATTTTCCTCGAACGAAGTTTATTTGTACTTCTTCCTTTTGAACGAGTGCAATAGTCGGGGTTGGGAGAATCCGTTTGAGTGTCCCAACAGACGAATCGTCCTCGCAACCGGTATATCAGAACCAACCGTAATTGAAGTCAGGAACAGATTACAGCAAAAAGGTTTACTACAGTTTGAGTCAGGTAAGAAAAATGCGAAATCGCCCGTTTATTACTTAAATGATTTAAGTAAACCCTTAAGTAAACCCTTAAGTAATGACTTAAGTAAACCTTTAAGTAAAAAGGCTAACATTAATATAAGACTTAAGAGTAAAGATAATAATAACTCTAGCGAGTTATTTAAGCCCGACCAGGAAAAACCTAAAAAGAAGCCTTCAAAACCAAAAACCGAATTTATAGCCCCTACCCTGGAACAGGTGAAAGATTACTTCCGTGACAAGCTCCCGGACTGGGAACAGCAGGCAGAGATATTCTTCTACCACTTCGATGCGCTAAGCTGGAAAAACACCAACGGGGCTAAAATTGAACGATGGGACAGCCGGGCTAACCTTTGGATAATCGAAAAAAGACTTCAAAATGGAAACAAGCCTACAAAAACAGATCACTGTGATAATGTCCCCAGGACAGATACCTCAATCCAGGAAAAAGCCGGAGACACTGACACCGCTCCAGCAAACCTTGAGAAATGGATCAACAGCCTCCCAATTGGTTGACAACTGGTCCGGCACGCAAGCCCAGCTGAATTGTAACCTGACATTAGCACAAGCAATCAGGATTGAGGGTATTCCCACCCTTGCGGACATCAATGTTGCCTTCGGCAACACCACATCAGTCAGGATTATCACAGAGCACCTGCAATCAATCCTCCGATACGCAGGCATTGATATCGCACCTCAACAACTTGCCGAAACGGCGCTAAGCATATTGGCCAGCTATTATTTTCTCAATCTGGCCGAGCTTTGCATATTCTTCACACAGCTTAAAAACGGAAGCCGTGGACAGTTCGTCTGGGGAAACAGGATAAACAACCAGTCCATTATGGTAGCCCTATCGGACTTTTGCAGGGATAGAAGAGACGAGCACGTCAAACTGTCCAATGAAACCGCTAGGAAACAATCCCAGAAAGGTTTCACCCGGATAGAAGATGCAGCGTGCGCCATGATTGAGGGAGTAAAAAACATTCAGGAGCTCAAAGAAAAGGCTAAAACCGATTTCAACGCCTTCACAGAACTTTTTCCAAACGTTCCTAACAACCATACTGCCTACACCTATTGGAAGGCATACGGGGGAAATGAGGATGCAATACGGGCTATATACGGAGATAATGCACCACCTCCCAATATAGCAAGCGACGATATAGAAAAATTCTTATGCGAGTATAACATCAGAATCAATCACAAATAAATATTATCAACCACTTCAAAATTAAGTAACCATGGCAAGTAATGAAAGTTTCAAACAGGCAATCAAAGCCTATCTGGACAAACGGGCGGAAGAAGATTCACTGTTCGCCCCCAAATATGCGAATGAGAAGAAAAGCATTGATGAATGCTGTAGTTATATCATGGGTGAAGCCAGGAAGCGTGGTAACGCCGTAGCGATTTCAGACGAGGAGGTCTACGGGATGGCAGTGCACTACTATGATGAGGACGATATCAAAATAAACCGGCTGCCTGCCGGAGAGAAAACGTCCGTATCATCCTCCGCCAAACCTGTGGAACTCACCGAAGAAGATAAGAAAGCGGCACGTGACAAAGCAATCGCACGGCTGGCGGAAGAACAATACCAGACACTCAGGAAGAAAAACGTCCGAAAGAAAGCAGATGATAATGTCCAACAAATGAGCCTGTTCTAATCATGAAACCGAGAACGAAACTTGAGAAACGTGTAACCGGACTAAGCGGCAAACTGTCCGCCGTTACCGAAGTACAAAAAGAATGGGCGAAAGAACATATATTCACCCACGAAGCATATAGGTGCAAGGATGAGCTATGGTGTTCCGAGTGCGGCGGAACATGGATAGACACAAGCAATAGCGAGCTGGGAACCACCCTGCTCGGTGATACGACCGAATGCCCGTACTGCCACCACAAACTGGACGTAAAGGTCAGCCGGAAACGAAAAGTCGAGGAAGAAAAGTACATGTCCATCTTACAGACCGCCGGAGAGTTCCAGATCATAAGACATATACTATGCTGCAAGTACGCCAGAAAAAGGAATTTTGATTTGAACAGCAGACAGGATTATATTCACTATACTTTCTTTGAAGTGGTCCAGGAATGGATCACCGTCGAGGGGAAACGCACCATCATGGCAAAACCGATGAATATGGGAAGCAGCGGATGGATATATTCGGAACCACTGAGCATAAAGGGTGAATACGGCAGTTACAGTTGGAATTATCGTGGAGACCTATATGCGATATGGGGATGGATATATCCAAGAAAGAAACTGCTCCCGGAATTGAGAAAGCGGGGAATCGGGAAACGGTTCCCCGATGTACCCCCCTCAAAACTTGTACGAGACCTTCTGAAAGGTGGCAATGATGCGGAATTATGTATCAAGACCGGGCAGACGGATATGTTGAAGCACATGTACAAAACGGGCTATTACCAACTCCGATATAAACCGTCTTTCAACATCTGCAACCGTAACCGTTATATAATCAGAGATGCAAGTATGTGGAATGACTATATAAGCCTGCTGTCCTATTTCCACAAGGATCTGCATAACGCCAAATACGTATGTCCCAAAAATTTAAAAGCCGAGCACAACAGATTACTAAGAAAGAAAAATGAAATTGAGGCAAGGCAAAGAAGGGAAAGGGACAGAATAAAGGCTATCCAAAAAGAAAAGCAGCTCAAGGAGGATATAGCATCATTCTACAACCGGATGGAAAGATTCTTCGGCATGAAAATCAAAGGCGACGGCATAATCATCCGTCCGCTTGAAAGCGTAACCCAGTTCTACAAGGAGGGCAAAGCCATGCACCATTGTGTATACGCCAACAGGTATTACAGACGCAGTGAATGCCTGATCATGACAGCCATAGTCGGAGAAAAACATGTGGAAACCATCGAAGTGAATCTTAAATCTTTTCAGATAGTACAGTCAAGAGCCGTATGCAACGGAACATCAGAGTATCATGACCGCATTATCCGGCTGGTGGAGAAGAACATGAGTTTAATCAAAAAAAGAATAGCATAATGAAAGATTATATAGAATTTTTGAAAGACAAGATGGCAATCAGCCATCAGACAGGATTTGAAGTTAAGGCTGATGAACTTACCCCGTACTTATATCCCCATGTGAAAGATACAGTACGTTGGGCTGTTTCCGGCGGTTGCAGGGCGATATTCTCCAGCTTCGGTATGCAGAAGACCGTAACCCAGTTGGAGATACTGCGGGTAATCCTGAACCGCACAGGAGGCAAAGGGTTGATAGTTTGCCCCAAGCGTGTAGTAGTGGAGTTCCTGACACAGGCCGAAAAGCATCTGGGCATGAAAGTGACCTATGTACGTACTATGCAGGAGGTGAAGCAATGTCCGACCAATATCATGGTGACAAACTATGAGCGTGTCCGTGACGGCGAGGACGGAGTAAGAATAGAACCTTCTTACTTTACCGTTACCTCATTGGATGAAGCGAGCGTGTTACGTGGATTCGGAACCAAGACCTATCAGGAGTTTCTTCCTATGTTTGCAGAAGTTCCGTACAGGTTTGTTGCCACTGCCACACCGTCACCCAACAGATACAAGGAGCTGATACACTATGCCGGCTACCTTGGAGTGATGGATACCGGGCAGGCACTTACAAGGTTCTTCCAGCGTGACAGCACGAAGGCGAACAATCTTACCCTCTATCCCCACAAGGAAAAGGAATTCTGGTTATGGGTCAGTACATGGGCATTATTTCTTACAAAGCCATCTGATCTCGGTTATCCCGATACAGGATATGAGTTACCGGAGTTACGGGTACATGAAGAAGTTGTGAGTGTGGACAACTCCACTGCCGGCACCGACCGTGACGGGCAGGTGAAAATGTTCCGTGAGGCTGCTCTCGGTCTGGCTGATGCGGCAAAGGAACGCCGGGACAACATGACTGAGAAAATAGCCCGTGTGGTGGAAATAATCAACCGTTCCGAAAACAAGGATGATCATTTCCTTTTATGGCACGACTTGGAGGCTGAACGTGAGGCACTCTGCAAGGCAATTCCCGGATGTAAGGCTGTGTACGGCTCGCAGGATGATGAGGAAGCCGACAGGGTGATAGCGGACTTCAAGGATGGCCGTCTGAAATATCTGGCCGCCAAACCTGAAATGCTTGGTGAGGGTCTGAACTTCCAGTACCACTGCCACAAGGCAATCATGTTCATTGACTACCGTTTCAACGACAAGTTTCAGGCAATAGCCCGTATCTACCGTTTCATGCAGCAGCATCCGGTTGACCTCTATCTGGTCTATGCGGAAAGTGAGGGAGAGATATACAAGAGCTTCATGCAGAAGTGGGCGCAACACCGCCAGATGGTAGCCAGAATGACCGATATAGTTCGTGAGAACGGTTTGTTCGGCTTGCAGGCAGAGGAAAAGATGATGCGCTGGATGTTCGCCAGTCGGGAAGAGAAGTCCGGCAAACTGTGGAAAGCTATCAATAATGACAATGTACTTGAATGTCAGAAGATGGAAGATAATTCGGTAGACCTGATTGTAACCAGTATTCCGTTCTCCAACCACTACGAATATACGCCTACCTATAATGATTTCGGGCATAATGAAAACAACGGCAAGTTCTTTGAGCAGATGGACTATCTCACCCCGGAGCTTATGCGTATTTTAAAGCCCGGCCGGTTGGCCTGCATCCATGTAAAGGACCGTGTACTATTCGGCAACGCTACGGGTGACGGTATGCCCACCATCGACCCGTTCAGCGAAATGACAGTGTTCCATTATCTGAAGCACGGATTCCGCTACATGGGCCGCATCACGGTAGATACCGATGTGGTAAGGGAGAACAACCAGACTTATCGGCTTGGATATACAGAGATGTGCAAGGACGGTTCAAAGATGGGTATCGGTTGCCCGGAATATGTTCTTCTTTTCCGAAAGTTGCCTTCTGATACCTCACGAGCCTATGCTGATTTGCCGGTGACAAAGAATAAGAGTGAATATTCGCTCGCCCGTTGGCAGATAGATGCCCATGCAAGTTGGAAATCATCGGGTAACTCTCTACTGAGCTATGAGGACATGAAAGGAGCCGGAATAGACAAGATACGCCATCTGTTCAGGAACTACGAACGCAAGCATATATATAACTACGAGGAACATGTATCATTCGCAGAGGAATTGGAAACTTACGGAAAGCTGCCTAAAACGTTTATGGCTGTCGATCCGGTAAGCAAGAAACCCTGGATATGGGATGATGTCACCCGGATGCGCACGCTCAATACCAAGCAGTCACAGAAGAAAAGGCAGAACCACATCTGCCCTTTACAGCTCGATATCGTTGAAAGACTGATTGAACGGTACTCAAACAAGGGTGAGCTGGTGTTTGACCCCTTCGGAGGTATCGGCACTGTGCCTTATTGTGCCATAAGGCTGAAACGTAGGGGATTATCTACTGAACTGAATTATGACTATTGGAAAGACAGCCTTTCATATCTGTATGAGGCGGAGATGGAAGTTAGCGCACCCACATTGTTTGATTTAATGGACAGTGCCGTATGAACATCTATCATACAGAACCCAGATTCGACTGCGAAAAATTCGCTCCATGCGGACGTATCTCCCTGCACAAATGTCGGAAATACAAAGGCAGACTGGATGAATGCAGGGGATGTACGCTTGTACACCGTAAAGCCAAGACGGTTGCCGGTACGGAAGCCGGAAGAAAGGTTTGTCCGCATTGCGGACGTTCCCTTCCGCTCCACCGGTTCTATAACAGGACTGTCAGATATGAGGATAAGGAATACCGATGTCTCACCTCCTGGTGCAAGATGTGTATGAGTGAAGTCGCAGCGGAAAGATATCGTAATAATTAATTTAAAAATCCAATGAAAAACGTAACGAAAATAGCCAAGAAGTCAGCCGGACTTAGCCAAAAATGTTCGATTTGTCCACTTATGCGAAGATGTACTTTAGAGATCCATAGGATTTGCTTTGACAGCTTTGTGGAGGGATTCAAGAAAGGAGCCAAAGCGGCAGAAAAGGAAATAAACAAGAAATTCAAAACCGAACAAAATGAAAGCAATAACCATAAAACAGCTGTGGGCGAGCTTAATATCAAGTGAGAGGATATTAAAAGTTAATTCTATCAAAATTAGTGTTTACCCTTTGATTTTTTTTATAGCAGAAAAACTTTATTGAGTTTCTGTAAATTAAAATCGTATATTTGCAGTGAATACACAACTCGAATGTAGAATTTAAGTGATATCATAACCTTAATAAAAAAGTGATGAAAGTATTTACTGTACAAACCTTGGAAAGTTTTATGTCTTTACAATATGGCCTCCCTGAAATGGATTTTTTCAGAGGCCAATCTTCTTCTGAATATAAATTGATACCTTCAATAGGCCGGAGGTTCAAGGAAGGACAGGAGGACGTGTTGAAGCAATATGAGAAAGAGGTATTTGAAGATTTTAAAAGAAAATATTCAATGTTTACGGATGCACGCCCTAAAAATGATAAGGAATTCCTGTTTCTAGCACAACACTATGGACTTCCAACGAGACTTCTTGATTGGACTTATAATCCTTTAATTGCATTATATTTTGCATGTTGCTCTAATTTTGATAAAGATGGAATTGTTTATCAAAGTTATCAATTCTCAAGAAGGGTTTTTAATGAAGATAAAGATGACATATTTTCATTTCCTGCAATAACTTTATTAGTTCCTAATATGACAGATGTTAGGTATAAAAATCAGAATGGCATATTTGTACTTTATCCAGAACCTTGGAAGGAAAAATTCGAATTCATCTATGCAAAATATATAATTCCTGTACAATATAAACAAAACATATTGAGTAAACTTGAAAAAATAGGAATCACAAGATCATTTATAATGCCTTCTTTGGATAGTTTGTGTAAGGATATTGTCGATATTCATGATTTAAGGTATCCGTACGCAATAAAATAAGACTAGGTATATTCAATATGCAATCAAGATTAAGAGTTCTTCAAGTCTTAAAATTATTCTTATATTGTTTGTTAGATAGAGACATCGATTATAACTAATCTACGTAAAATTTCTACTGACAATCCTTGTTAGTGCTTTGTGAATACCCGGAAACTGCTTTGTGGCGGTTATCGGGTATTTTATTGCCAACCAATTAATACCAAAATATCATGAGCTTAAACGAATTAAGAAATAAAGCCTACCGTAACGCAGTAACGCACGGTTTCCATGATAAGGAACTGAGTAATGAACACTGCTTTTGCCTTATCATCAGCGAGCTTATGGAAGCAGTGGAAGCGGACCGAAAAGGGAAACATGCCGACAGGGAATCTTTCAAGTCTTCTTATGAGGATGAAGAACCGCACGATGATGTCCATTTCAAGTATTGTTTTGAAAAATATATCAAAGATACGATTTCAGACGAACTAAGCGATGCGGTTATCCGCTTGCTTGACCTTGCAGGACTTCGAGGGATAAGCCTTGAACTTGCCAACGGAGATATTGATGACTGTATTGAAGATATGGCAGAAGCCTATAAAGACGAAACTTTCACCGAATCAATCTATTCCATCTCTACACTTCCTGTTAGATATGACGGAATATTTGATTTTTCTATTACTGTGAATGATATGATACTGTCAATTTTTGGACTTGCCAAACATCTTGACATAGATTTGCTTTGGCATATCGAACAGAAGATAAGATACAATGAATTAAGACCTATGTTGAACGGGAAAAAGTATTGAATATGAAAACAATATTATTTACAATTATATGTATTATCGCCCTATTATGGGTTGGAGATCTCACAATTACATTTAAGCCGTTTTCTATATCACTTCCCGGTTGGTATAAGCCTGTAGGTATCCTTCTATTTTTTCTGTCAATGGCAGTATATACCACAGGGGATTATACCAAAGGGTATAAACAAGGTTTCGATGATGGAGTAAAGGAATGTATTGAAATACTTAAAAAGAAAAATCCATGAGCAAACTATATAAAGTAATCATTTTCGGGGAATCATTCTTAATCGGGTGGTTCCCTTTTTCTTCACACTGGTACAACAAGCTAAAGATAATCAAATGATAGTACGTCATTTTATAAGAGTTCCGGTTGGAAGTACTGTCTATTGCGACAATCAGCCGGTTAAAATACTGGAGAAAGGATATGCCCTTGCTCTATGTGATGTCAATGGGAAACGGGTATATATCACCTGCTATGATTTGGAAAAGAAACCATTCGTCAGCACGAATGGGGAAGAATGAAAAAGAGCCAACCCACGCACGACCATAAATCAGCTCTATTCTGCCTATCAAATCTTGTTTAACTCATTATTAATCAGATAATTAAATTTGCAAATTATTAAATATTTTTCTAAATATATTTTCGCCTATGACGAAAAAGTTATAACCAAATTTGTTAAAATAGATTTTTTGTATTATATTTGACATGAAATATAATTAGAGACCTTTTAGTTTATTTATTAGAATAACTTAAAAGATTTTCTAGTCAAAGTCTTTAACTGTTTATTATTGATTCCTTCTAGCTAATTATGTAAAATAATTTAAAAACACAAGTTGAAATTTATTTATAGAAAAGAATAGTGTATTATTTTACAGAAAGGAAGTACTTGAATTTACATAAGTTTTTAAATATTAGTGCTGTAAGAATTTAAGACTTAGTCTATCGTTAAATATTAATTATTGTACTGGAGAGTAATTAATAAAATGATTAAATAGTACACTGTTACTGTATATTTATTATATGATAAATGCTAATAAAAATTTGATACTATGTTTGATGTTATAATTAATACTTTTGGAGCTTTTGTTATAAATGTATTATCAGGCAAATGCTTAAATGAGATAGAAAATAGTGATTTAAAAGACAGAGTCAATAAAGCATTTGATAATGCATTGAATTTATGGTCAAAGAATAAGGATATTGCTTATAAGGAAGGGCTAAAAAGAAATTATTATATCAATGCTCTTAATCAAGATTTATCATCAATGAATAGTTCTGAAAAAGAATTAATGAATTTGTTTATCAAAGAGCTCAAAAATGATATACAAACATGGCAGTTGTTGCATGAGGTTAATATTTGTCAAATCTTATCTCGTCTGGAAAGTCAACGCGATAAATTTAGATTTCATGATCAATTAAGAATTAATAAAGAAAAGCATTTCCATATATATCCAACAGATGAAACTAATATAATTGATATATATGTTGAACCACATTATGAAATCGTTTCTACTAATAGTAACAAGATAATAATAGGTAGTAATTTTGTAGACGATTCATTGGGTTTGCTGGATAAACAACGATGTTTGTTCATATCTGGCAGTTATGGATGTGGAAAAACATTCACTTCTAAATATATTCAATATTCCTTATTGGGAAATAAAAATTTTACTATTTATTTATATGCTGATGATTTTGAAGAGTTATGCAGGCAAGATATAAATGGGCTAAAGCTTTCTTTAGAAAGCTTATCCCAATCTAATGAAAGAATATATATGTTTATTGATTCTTATGATGGTTTATCTAGCAATATCGAAACTGAACATATGCCAATTATAGAGAAGCTTTCAAATTTTCTAAAGATTTTCCCCAACTTGTATTTAATTGTTAATTTTCGAATAATTGAAAAGAATAATGAGTGTGAAGATTTTTATGCAGCATTAAGCTTATATTTTGGTGATGAATTTCAATTAATACAATTAAAGCAGTTCAATAAAGAAAAAATTGAAAAATGGTTGGAGAGATATAATGAATTATCTGGTACTTTCTATGATTATCCAACTTTAAAAAGATCTAAAGGACTCCTACATACTTGTTCAATTCCCCTCTTTTTATACGTATATGCATATTACAATAAAAATAAAAATAACACATATACAGAAAGTTTTGATATATATATGGCGTTTGAAGCTTTTATAACAAATACAATAAGAGGTAAATTCAATAAGGAGAGTGTTCAATATAATTATTTAAAGAGTAATAAAATTGAATATAAGAACTATTTACAATTTCTTACGAATGTTGCATATAAAATTTTGGAAAATAATGGAACTATAAAAATAGAAGAAAAGGATCTTGGTGAATATTTTGATAATAATAGTAGTCAATTAGAAATAGTAGAAGAATCTATTTCCTGTATCATTAAAAGCACTTTTGGAAATAGAGTTAAAAAGGCTGATGAAGGAATTTTGAAATGTTATTTTTTCAGAAAGAATGGAAATAAGTGGGGATTCAAAGACAATAACATAGCGTATTATCTAATAGCCAATGACCTTGTAAAAGGCTTAAAGGAATTGTATACAAATAGAGGTTGTAACATTGCAAACTTATCAAAGAGAATGCATAACATTACATTATTACCTATCGTGTATGAATTTATCTTCTTTTTTATAGACAAATTAAATGACCAAGCTAAAAATGAAATAAATCTTAATATATTGAATCTTATAAAAGAAAAAAGGATTCTCGATTTTACAGGTAATAGTGATTCATTAAATCTTAATAAAATGTCTCTTGATGTTTTATTCTTTTGCTTATTTATCCGATTAAATAAAGTACCTCTTAGTGAAGATCTAAATTATATTTTCAAACGAATCTCCCACTATTATTCTTTCTCTAAATTAATTAATCCTAATTTAGGATCAGCTATAAGAAGATACTTCAAGGCTTCAAGCATTGTTGCAGCGGAATTTAGGCGGATTAATTTGAAAGGGTATAATTTTGATGATTCTAAATTAGACCATGTAAAATTTATCCAAGACAAAATAACAGAAAGTCGTTTTAATAGAGTTGTATTTACCTCAACAGTCTTTGACTTATGCTATATTAAGAAAAGTGAATTCGAGGATATTTCTGGAGAGATAGAATTTAAAAATAGTTTTTTGCATGAATTTAGCATTGATGCTCCTAAGCCAAATTCGAGCATATCATTTTATGGATGTAAGATACAAATGATTTCTATTAATTCTGATAATGTAAATGTTGCAAAATGGATCGATATAAGACTAAAGAATTGTGTTATTGAACAGTTTAAATTAGATAACATGAAAGTGCGTTTTTATTTAGATAATTGTATCTTAAATAATAAAATAGATTGCAAAAATTCAATGATAGATATAATAATTGAAAAACAAGAAAATAATAGTGAAGTGAAAATTGAAAAATTAAATTTTCAGGATAAATATTTCAATATTGACAAAAGGTCAAAGTTTATTTCGCAAAAGAATGAGGATGAATGATAAACATTGGCTATTATTGCATTTCAATAGTAATTCGTAAGTCCCCGATAAAGTCTTCGTTGTATAGTTTTTTTTGCAGAGTCTTTGAAAAGGATTATGCGAAAAATGAGCAAAGAAGAATTTTTAGAAATCCTATCTCGTCAACAGCGTAGCGATTTGACGATAAAAGAGCATTTATAGACAAAGGTTATTCTGTCGAGTATAGAAGTGAAATAGCCGCCGGAAGATATGTGATTATAGAGCTACAATGGAAATGAAAACGAAAACAAGTAAAGTCACGTTTCTACTCCGTCCCAAAAATCTGCAAAAAGCATTATTTATCTTTCCCACTTTTCATATTAACGTTCATCAAAGAAGAATGCAAGACTTTACAGGTTACCAGTGAAATACTTTCCTGTAATTCTTTATTTTACCAGCAATTCGGCATTGATATCAACAAAGGAATTATAACATACAGAACAAAGTATTGACAAGCCGTGTCAGTACTTTGTTTTCCTCATTTTTCCCCTTAGCTCCCTTATTAAGTACCTTCGTTTCTGTAACGCAAAAAAGCAATTATGGAAATTATTTACAGAAAACTAGAGGAACTGAAGAAACTGGAAAACAATCCAAGAACTATTTCGGATGAACAGCTGGACAAACTTAAAGAGTCAATCCGAAACAATCCGGATTATTTCGAAGCCCGACCGATCATCCTGTCAGACCGTACTGGCGAATTAATCATTATAGCCGGAAACCAAAGGTATGATGCCTGTATATCGCTAGGTATGCAACAAGTACCGACCGTTCTTATTCCCAACCTAACCGAGGAAAGGGAACGTGAGCTAATCATCCGTGATAACGTTAACAACGGACAATGGGACATAACCAAGTTGTTTGACTGGGATTGTAACGAGTTACTTAATTGGGGTATGGAAGGCATCAGCTTTCCTGATCCGACAGATTTTTCAGAAGATATAGAAGACAGTCATAATGTACTCAAGAACACAAACTATGAAGCCGGAGCTCATATCAAATATTTAGTATTTGAGGGGTATAAGATTCCAGTCAGTGAAAGCGAACTGGAAGCACTGAAAGCACGGGCTTCTGAATATTTGGATGAGAACGGTGTAATGATTGGTTTTGTTAATAATCTACTTGGCTTATGATGGAATACATAGACATATCAATATTGAACCCGGCAGAATATAACCCACGCCTGCTCACTAATGAAGCACAAGAAGATTTAAAGGAATCCATCAAGGAATTAGGCATTATCAAACCGATCATCATACGTCAATCAGATAAACGTATCATGGCAGGACACCAACGTACAAAAACAATGAAGCTGCTTGGGTACACCCATGTCCCAGCCTTTATTCTTGACGGTGTAAACTCCACCGATGAAGTAAGGTTCAACCAACTTCACAACTATGCAGAATGTGAGTTGTCGGAAATCCAACCAGAAATCAATGTAAATCTTCCTAAAGGAACAGAAGGATTTTATACTGTATCCAACAAAGATATCTCCATTCTTTCCAAAGGAGGAAACAACTCACGTGTTGTTGACCTTACGAAAATGATTCTCCGTTACGGCCAGTTTGCAAATGCCGTATGTGACCATACCGGGAAAGTGATCATCTCAACAGTATATGCCAAAACGGTAAAACTATTAGGTATAGACCTACTTGTATATGTCCTTCCAAAAGGGAAAGAAGAAATCGCGCTCAAATACTTCTCTAAGGAATATGGAGTGTTCGAGTATTCCCATCTGGAACGAAAGACCTATATACAGTCTTTTGCCCAAAAGGCGCGGCTACGGCAAAAGAACGGGGTTCCAAGCAAGCGTAGCCATTCAACATTGTATGAAACACAGGTTATACCATACATCACCAAGGATATGCGCATACTCGATTTCGGTGCCGGACAAAAGGATTACGCAACCATGCTGAAGAAAAAAGGATATCTCATTGACGCCATTGAATTCTTCCACCGCAAAGATGGAGCGGACATCATTGATGAAAAGGAAATCAGGCAAGACTGTGCTTCCATATGCAAGACCTTGTCGAACTACGGGCTGTACGATGTGGTTGTGTGCGATAGCGTGTTGAACTCTGTAAACTCAGAAGAGGATGAAAAGAATGTCTTACTTTCGTTATCAGCATTATGCAAGCCCGGAGGAATGATATTCTGGTCTGGTATTCCGCTGCTGTTCGCCCAGAAATCATCTGAACGCAAGGAAACACACGACCATCGTTCTAAAGCCGTATTTCTTGACGCAAAGAACTTCACAGCCAACTTCCGTTTTGGTGAATGGTACTTCCAGCATTATCATTCCACAGCTGACATCATCAGATTAAACACAGCTTACATCGGAAAGGATTTTAACATATTCGATAAAGGAATGAAGATAAGCCCAGAAAAAGAGTTAAGAGGTTCGTCATTTCAAGTAGCATCAACCAACGGAAGGAGCGCAAGTAAGAATGATTATCTGAAAGCGTTGCAATATGAATTCACACTTCCTCTTCCCAATAATCGCAAATGGGATCTGGACAAAGAAATTATACCAATCTTTAAAACACTATAAACAATGGCAGCACCTAAAGGAAATCAGTTTTGGATGTTACGCAGCAAGCATGGCAGGGATAAACTCTTCGCCACGCCTGAAGCGTTATGGGAGGCGGCGTGCGAATATTTCCAATGGTGTGATGAAAACCCATGGACAACAAGAAAGGCTATACAACGTACCATGCCTGTTAGACGCAAAAAAGGTAAAAGAACAGAAACTGTTAATGAACAGCAAACACAACAAGAAGTTTCACCTACACAGCGCCCCTACTCTCTCACCGGATTATGTATCTATCTAGGTACTTCATCACGTTGGTGGAGTAGCTTCAGAAGTGAATGCATGAAAAAAAATGATGAAGATTTTTTGCACGTCATCGCGCGGGTGGAAGAAACCATCGAGACTCAACAATTTGAAGGAGCCTGTGTTGGCGCTTTCAATGCAAACATTATAGCCCGAAAGTTAGGGTTGTCCGACAAACAGGAAGTGGATCATACAACACAAGGCAAACCCTTCAACGGATTTGACTTTCTTCCCTATACTCCCGAAGCTGACAAATTGAAGTGATATGGAGCAAAAGGTTAACTTAAAACAGCGATTGGCATACAATTTTCTTCGTGACAGCAAAACGAAATTTTTATTGTATGGTGGTGCCGGAGGTGGTGGTAAATCATGGCTAGGCTGTGAATGGCTGATGCAATGTGCCTACTATCTTCCCGGTACTCGCTGGTTTGTTGGCCGAAATAATTTGAAGGATAGCCGTGAGTCCGTTACCGTGACCTTCAATAAGGTAGCATCTTCTCACAGCTTCACGGCATACAAGACAACAAATGAAGGGATAGCCTTCGACAACGGAAGTGAAATCGTTTATATTGACTTGACGTATTATCCGGTGAAAGATCCGATGTATGAACGATTGGGGTCTAAGGAATATACAGGAGGATGGATAGAGGAAGCTGGTGAAGTGCACTACCTTGCCTTTGAAGTCTTGAAAACCCGTATCGGCCGCCACATGAACGATGTATATCATGTACCTGGAAAGATACTTATCACCTGCAACCCGAAGAAAAACTGGCTATACCGTGAATTCTACAAGCCCTGGAAAGAAGACAAATTACAAGCTCCTTATGCATTTATCCAAGCTTTGGTACAGGATAATCCTTGGGCAACAGAAGACTACATAGAAAGTCTTCGGAACACAAAAGACCGGGTAACAAAGGAACGCCTATATTTCGGCAATTGGGAGTATGATAATGACCCGACTGCCCTGTGTAACTACGACGCTATCTGTGATTTGTTCACAAATGAGTTCATTGCTCCTGCAGGTGAATCTACCGGTTCTGCAGACCTTGCAATGAAGGGACGAGACAGATTTATCGCCGGTCATTGGAAAGGGAATGTGTGTTTTATCAAACTGGATCAGGAATACAGTACTGGAAAATCCATTGAAACAGACCTGAAGCGGATGATGATAGAATGCTCTATTCCTCGTAGTAAGATGATTGCGGACTCTGACGGATTGGGGAACTATCTTGAAAGCTATCTGAACGGTATCAAGGAGTTTCATGGAGGAGCACGACCTATTAATCCTGAATTTGACAATTTGAAATCAGAGTGTGCCTTCAAACTGGCTGAGATGATTAACAACCGATTGCTTCGTATCGTATGCACGGAAGCACAGCGGGAACGGATCATTGAAGAATTGTCAGTTCTCAAACAAGCACATATTGATGCAGACACACGGAAGAAAGGAATAATCAGCAAAGAAAAAATGAAAGAAATATTAGGTTATTCCACAGATTACCTTGATATGCTGATAATGGCAATGATATTCCGCATCAAACCAACCCCCAAACGACCAAAAGCAAAAATAGGACAGATATGACAGTAAAAGAATTTTTGACAATAAGCAGCATTGCCATCGAACCTGAGGTTATCAGGACCAAGTTGAATGAACTGAGAAAACCTTATCAACTAGGGCAGTATAAAACACCAGACACCCTAAACGACATAAATATGGGAGAACTGATGCAACTGCAATCCATCGAAACAGAACACGATATCTTGTTCGTTCCCTGTACTGTACTGATGGGGCTGAGTAAACGCTATATATCCCAACTTCCAGCTACCGATGTACTAGGATTCGTACAATGGGTGGCCAAAGAAGTCGAACGAATAAATAAACTATTCGCATCGACTAATGTACCACCCACACCCGAAGAGAAGCAAGCAGGATCCGAATTGCTGAATTTCGGACCTTTCGGCATGATTGATTACTATGCGCAGCGCATGGGTATCACTGATCATGCAGAAGTAGACAGCGTGCCATGGGTCAGAGTATATAAATGTCTTGACATGGACGCCAAAAGAGTAAGATTCGAACGTAGATTAAGAAACATATTAAGTAAGAAGAAATGACGGTAGAGCAAAAAATTAAAAAGATAGTAGACTCCATGGAGGGTGTAAGTTACCTTTTTGACAACTGGCAAACAGCCAATATAAGACTGGACAAGATTAAATTGCCGGCAGTGCTTAATCTCCTTCCTGTAAGCGGAACTTTTAATCTAGGCAGACAGCAGTTAAGAGACTGCCCTAACTGTATGATGGCATTCATGGATAAAACCAAGTTCGATTTTGATGGCACAGAAAATGATGCAGTGATAGAAGGATGCAAGAATAAAGCCAAGGAATTCATATTGCTATTGAACAGGAGTGGGATGTTCAAAGAAATATCAGGAGATATCCCTTATTCTGTTTTCTATGACAAGCTGGATGTTAATGTAACCGGAATAGTTATCCAACTTAAGTTAGAAGAGATAATGGGTACTGTTATTTGCAACAAGAGCGTGAAAGAGATTGTATATGGCAACAGAAACTAAAGCCGAAACCCTAAGGATAATAGGCGAAGAGCTGGAAGCGTTACGCAAGCGAATTATAGCCAACCATGAAGCAGCCGGACAAGTAGCCAGCGGAAGGACAAAGGGCAGTCTGAAAGTAGAAATGTCGGAGGACGGAGGCGTTTTGTGGGGCAGGCAGGCATTCGCGGTACTAGAAACCGGACGTGGACCAGGGAAAGTTCCGAAAGGATTTTACAAGATTATCCGCCAATGGGTGGAAGATAAAGGTATACAAGTAAAGAAGCCCGATTCCTTCGCCTACCTTGTCGCTAGAAAGATAGCCAAGGAAGGAACGGAACTATACCGAAACAGGAAACATGAGGAAATCTATTCCCGTGATCTAGAAAATACCATGGACAATATAGCCAGCAGGGTATCGACTATATATGAAACAGAAGTTGAACATATAAATCTGAATTTCGACAATGAGAACACATACGATAGATAATACAACAATTGAATATCCTGACCAAATAGGATTCTGCTTTAATCCTGTGATAATAAATATCCTTGGCGGAAACTATCAATCTGTTACTGCAACGGTAACAGACACCACCACAGCCACATCAGATAGAGAGAACAGAGCGACGTTCGGTGGTTCCTGCTTCTTTGACCTATCATTCTATACGCAGAGCTATTTTGACGAATACAGAGAAGTCGATTACAAGTCAGCTCACGCCGAAGATAGTAAGTTAGGACGTCTGTTTAGCATAGAGCTTGATATGTATAACGAATCAGGAACACTTGAAAACAGCTTCCAGTTCAACGTATTCATATTGTGGGGAGCCAGTAAGGTTGGAGAGCAGTATAATGGAAGCCGAGTGCTGACATGGTTCAAGAACTACCCATTCTCTGTAGGCTTATACTCTGCAACATCAGGGAATGTAAAAGTAACTATAGATGGTTCCGAAAGCTCCCCTATCGCATTATCAGGACAAAATGCATGGAATATCATTCTTGCTGGAATAGATGCTTCAGACAAGGTGGAATTTTATCTACCTGGAAGTAATACGACAGCATCTGTTTTTGACCACACCTTTGATTTCACCTTCCGAGGGCTGCTCAATATGGCCACAAAGATCACTTGTAAGGTTGACAATTCAGACTGTGGAATATACTTGAGATGGATCAACCGCCATGGAATGTGGTGTTACTGGCTATTCATGCAAGGAGACGAGACTTCGCAGGTATCCAATGACGGAGAGTTCATCAGAAACAATATGCAGGATTACAGTTACAAGAACGGATACCATGGAGGTAGCGGACGAAAGCAAAGGAAAATGGAGGAAACGACACTTCCCGTATGCGCTCCATTAATAGACAGCATAACTTATGACTTCCTTTACCAAATGGCCACATCTCCTGTTGTTGATATGTTCATGGGCTATGATGATAACGGTAACGCCAAATGGATGGCTATAAATGTGTCTGTGGGAAATTTCATCAAACAGCGGGTATCACTGCAAGACTTTGAAGCGAACATTATATTACCTGAAACTAACGTGCAAAGCTTATGAGAAATGAATTATTATATGTCGGTGCCAACAATAAATTAGTAGATATGGACGACAGCACCAATATCACATTAAAATACAAGAATAATATATTCACCGATATAGGCAAAATTGTAAGTAACACAAGCTACACTATTAAACTTCCAAACACAGTGAGGAATCAGTCTGCATTTCTTCACGCAGACCTGCCATCCTGCCAATATTCCGTTGCTTCATTTTACCTTGACGCTAGATATATAAGAAACGGAGTAGAAATTATCAAAGGGGCAAAAATATACTTGATAGGCACGTCTGATGTGTTTGAAACCGCATTAATATGGGGAAACGCAACACAATTTTCAAATATTGCCAATGGAGAAAAAAAACTGCAAGATTTAAAAGAACGTTGGCATTATGAAAGCCAAGGGGATGATCCATTCCCTGATTATTACATCGAATGGAATAGCGGAAAGAACGTAAGCCAATATGAGAGCCATGGAGATTTCTTTTTCCCAAAAGTAAATTACAATATACGTTCAGCCGATAAAGACTTATCCTATCATCCGGCAGTTAAAGCAACATGGATTCTAGAACATATATCACTTGACAATGATGTGATATTCATTTTTCCAAGTGAACAGCAAGCAGTCTTGAACAAGCTGTTTATCCCATTGCTGACAAGAAATGACGGGTTGGAATTCTCCCAAAAGAATGAACTGTGGTTGAATGCAAAATATTACATTAACCAAGGAACCGGGTCTATTGAACTTTACTTCGAAAACAAAGAATATTCATCCTATTATGGAACGGTAAATAAAAGCTCGCTAAGCGAAGGCACATTCATTAGTGGAATAAAGACAAAAGGAAACTCCATAAAGCTCAATGCTTCAGGCAAAGTATCAATACATACTTTAACTTCTTTCTATCCCAGCAATGCAGCCATGATAGCTTATTATATTGAGAACGGAGAGAACAATGAAATATTCAACATAGGATATACGGATATAATAAGCAATGGAGGAAACTCTTACAATATTACGTTTGAGTTCGAAGGTGTAGAGTCTGACTCAGTAAACAAAGGTACAGATATCCGGTTTGGATTCACAAATATCGGATTTATTGCAGACGTATCAAACGGTGTAGATGGAACCATAAATCTAAGAATGGAAAACAGCCTTGTATCGCCCAAGCAACCAGACGAAAGTATTCTTAACGGGAATGGTCATTACCCCATTATACCAAATTTGCCAGATATGACACAGCTTGATTTTATTAAAGCAATATCTACCATGCTAGGCGTGTTTGCATATCCTATTGAAGGCACGAACATTATAAGATTTATGTCTGTCGATGATATCATAAAGAAAAAAGAACAAGCGTACAATTGGACTAGACGGGTAATGGCATCGTATATGGCCAACAAGCCTAAAGAAATGAAATTCACTATCGATGGCTTTGCACAAAGAAATATGCTTAAATACAAAGACGATGATACGGTAAAAGGCAACTACAGTGGAGAAATTACTTGCTTGATCAGCTCATTAGAGAAGTCTAGAGAAATGGCAGAGTTAAAATTTGCAGGATGCGACATGAGAGGAATTACAGCATTCATACGATTGTACAAATATGACGGGGAGGGAAAGGCTGAACTGCAAAAAGTTCAACCAAGAATACTTCTCGAGGAAAACAATGGAGGTCTATCAAATGGAACCTTCACACAATTGTCGTTCACAGATATCATAAAAAGATTCTACACAAGCTTTCAAAATGCAGTGTATACTCCCAAAATCATTAAAGAAAAAATAGAAATAACAGAAAAAGACTTGAGAGACTTAGATATGACTACTCCAGCATATCTGGCCCAATATGGGAAATATTATGCAATTCTATCCGTTACAGCAGAAAATACAGGAATAGCAAATGTTGAATTATTACAATTAGACATCTAAAATTATGGCAGACAAAGTAGAAAAGATACTTGATATCAAAGTGAATCATGAAAAGGCTATCAAGGCAATAGCAAAGTATCAGACGGATATAGAAAACGCCAGGAAGGCAGAGGCGGAACTGAAAGAGCAGTTAAATAAAAACGCCATATCCCGGCAGCAGTACAATGAGGAAATGGCGGCATCAAAAGCCTACATCAATGACTGCAACGATTCGATACGGGTAATATCGAAAACGATACAGAACCAGCTCAAGCAGGAGAAGGCACAAGAAAACAGCCTTGTTTCTCTCCGTGCCAAACTGTCAAACCTAACGGCTGAATACGATGCTTTATCCGAAGCGGAACGAAATGCGGATACAGGCATGGACATAAAAAACAGAATTAATGAGGTTACTGATGCTCTAAAGGGCGCTGAAGAAGAAACACAGCGGTATTACCGAAATGTTGGCAATTACAAGGAAGCTATAATGGAAGCCGCCAATGCCAATATCCCGTTCGTGCAGCAGATAAATGTAATGGTGACCTCCTTGGGTGGAGTAAGAAATTATTTGTCTGGAGTAAAAACAGAAATGCTTGCTGTTTCGACCACTACAACCGGCTGGATTAAAGTTTTGAAACTGTTGAAAGTTGCTCTACTTGGAACTGGTATTGGGGTATTAATTGTAGCTTTAGGATCTTTGGTATCATGGTTCACCAAAACACAGAAGGGCGTGGAAGCGGCCAATAAAATAATGGGGGCTCTGGGTGCCACTGTAAATGTCTTAATAGACCGGGCAGGCAAGTTGGGAAATGCTTTAGTAAATCTATTTACCGGGAACTTCAAACAGGCGGGGAATGATGCCAAAGCCATATTCGCTGGCATCGGTGATGAAATAGTCAATGAGACCAAACAGGCGTGGAAGTTAGCAGAAGTCTTGAATGAAATAGACAAGAAGGAAGTCATGCTGTCCATGTCACGTGCCGCTAACCGAGCTGAAATTGAGAAGCTGAAAAAAGCTGCAGATGACCAAACCCTATCCACACAGGAACGTATTAAAGCTGCGGAAAAAGCTGCTGAAATTGAGAAGAAGGACCTTGCCGTACAGACAGAACTAGCAGAAGCAAGGCTGGCTAACACCCTTGGATTTACCGAGATGAACAATGAAGTACGCAAGTTGATGGAGCAGATTAAAGCTGGTGATATTACAGCCGATGAAGTAATAGGAAAACTTGGATTATCGGATAGTACGATAGAAGACCTTAAAGTGTTCCGTGACCAATTCAACGAACTTCAGGAGCTAATGGAAAATAGCTACGGCCGTCAGACAGAGCAGCAAAACACCCTAAACTCTATCCGCCAAGAAGGTGCAGACAAAGCAAAGGAAGCAAAGCAAACAGAACTGGAAGCAGTAAGGGCAGCAGAAGATGCTATGCTTGCCTTGGTGAAAGACAAGAGAGAACAAGCACGGAAAGAGATTGAATTGAACTATTCCCGACAGATTGAGGATTTGCAAATCAGTTTAAAGCAAGAAGAGAACCTTACCGCCAAGGCTCGTGAAGCCATCAACGCCAAAATAAAGGCTCTGGAACAACAAAAATCTATGGAGCTTAACAAGCTGTCCGATGAGGAGCTGAAAAAAGAACTGGAGAACCGTTTAAAAATGATATCCCTGCAATTGGAATCGGTCAAGGAAGGCAGCGAGCAGGAGTATCAGTTAAAGATACAACAATTACAGGCGCAACAAGAGGCGGAACTTACCAGCACAGAACAGACCGAAGAAATGAAACTGGCCATTAAAGCAAAGTACAATACCAAGATAGACGAACTGGCAACAGCTCATGAGCAGGATATTATCAACAAGCAACAGGAAGCCATGCGCATACGCTTTGAAACGGAAATCGCACAAGCATATGATAACGAAGAGGAAATTCTTCGTATAAGGATGGAACAAAAGAAAGCCGAGCTCGATAGCCTGCAGCAAATGGAAGGTGAAAGTATAGAAGCATTCAATCTTCGCAAGCTGGAAGTACAGAATGCTTATCTGGAATCCAAAAAAGAACTGAGCGATAAGGAGATTGAAATAGAACAAGCTAAATATGAAGCAATGGAACAGGTGACAAATGGTCTTGTAGCTCTCACAGAACAAATTGGGGAATCTGACAGAGGGTTTGCTATGGCAAGCAAAATGTTGGCTTTGGCAGAGATCGCCATCAATTCAGGTAAGGCGATCGCAAAAATGGTATCCGCTGAATCAGGGAAAGGTATTCTTGGTATAGCTACAATGGCATCAGGTATTGCAACAATCCTTTCTAACATTGCAAATGCTGTTAAGATAGTAAAAAGTGCTAAATTTGCAGAAGGTGGTTTGGTTACAGGACCAGGGACAGGAACGAGCGACAGTATTCCAGCACAGTTGTCGAATGGAGAATCCGTTATAACTGCCAAAGCTACGTCCATGTTCGCCCCTATCCTATCATCCTTCAATATGATGGGTGGAGGTGTACCAATTAATGTAACAGCAACGAATAATCAAACTTTAGGCGAAGATATGCTGGCCAGAGCAGTCGCCAAAGGAATGATGATGGCTCCTGCCCCTGTCGTTTCTGTAGAAGAGTTTACCTCAGTTGCGAATAGAATTAAATACATAGAAGAAAGTGGTAGTTTATGAAAGCATACGAATTACTATACATAAACAGAAACACTCTTAGAATAATGTCTGAAATTTCATTAGATGTATCAGACATTAAATATCTGGAAATGTATAAAAAGTATACCCGTCTTACGGCTGAAGGTCATAAAAAAGCATATATCATGAAATACCTGTCAGATGAATACAATATTTCAGAAAGAACCATCTATAGAGTTATAGACAGACTTTCAGTCGACGTTTCAATACAATAGGGAGAGATTATTCTTTCCCTATTTTTTTACTGACAAAGCGTGTCAGTCTTATTATGTCCTGAAATTCTTATAGCCATATACCGTTTTTTACCTTTGCTTCAAAATAGATTAGATATGGCGAAATTATACATCAACAAAGATATTGTTTCGGATAAAGATAAAATGGAAAATTGGTATCTAACCGGTGAAGAGGGATTGTCTTTTCCCGATATTCAAAATTTCCTATCTTGGGTAGATCCGAATGACCCCGCTATTGATATTGAGATACATTCATGCGGTGGTGATGCCGTTGAAGGGTATGCCATTTATGACGCCTTACGTGCTTCAGGAAAGCAAATCAGCTGTACCGCAGTAGGACGATGTGCATCCATGGCAACCGTGATATTGTTGGCTGCTGCAAAAGAGAGACGTTTTGCTTATCCACATGCAAAGTTTCTTATCCACAAACCTTATATGGCTTCATACGATGGCGACCTTGATCTTGAAACCCTAGAATCAATAAAATCAAACTTGGAGAGTGAAAAAAACAAAATGCTGGCTTTGTATGTGGAACGCACAGGATCGGAAGCCTCAGTTATCGAAGCCCAAATGAATAAAGCCGGTTGGTTTGGTGGTGAAACAGCCAAACAATTAGGTTTTATCACGACCGTTCTTATGCCTACAACTGCTAAAGGGAGAACTTACACATTTAATAACAAAAAAATGAACAAAGAAAAAGAAGTAACAGTGAAGCAGACTATCATAGACAGGCTGCTGGCCAAATGCGGCTATCAAAAAATTGAAGATGTACAGGTAGTATCTATGGAATTGACAAATGCCGAAGGTAACACGCTTACCGTGGAAAGAGATGAAGGTGAACCCCAGGTGGGAGATGCAGCAAGTCCCGATGGCGAACATGTCATGCCTGACGGAAAGACTATCATTGTGACAGATGGCGTTATTACAGAGATTAAAGATCCTGATGAATCGGAAGAGGATGAAGTGAAAGCTTTGAAAGCCCGTATAGAAGAGTTGGAAACTGAGAACGCTTCTCTAAAGACGAATGCCCGTACCATTGAGGACAACAAGATTCTGAATGCAGTCCGTATGGCCGGGGGCGAAAACTGGCTGGCAAAACATTGTAGCACTTATAAAGTGTCAGCTCGTATCCAAACGTTCAACAAGGGTATAAAAGGGTTAGAAGAAAATGAAACGCTCATTCAGAGAAAACTTCGTGAAGAAAGAGAAAAAAGAAACAACAAGTAATAAAAGGAGGGGAAATGCCTATTTTAGATTTTGCCAAACTTACACCTGACAATCAGGCTGTAAAAGACTTGAAAGACCTTATTCAGTTAACAGTCTTTCAAAACGAGGACATGGAGCGTTTTATGACGTTTATGCCCAATGTGACTAACGGTAAAAAAGCTGGTTTTATCGGTGAAATGGAAGATGTCGGAGTAGCCGGCTCCGGATGCGACCCTGAATATAAAAAAGTGGCTATCGCTGCCGCCCAAAAGGAATGGGAAATCGGGGATTGGCAAATTCCTTTGGAAATGTGCTATACAGACTTGGAAAACACCATCGCCAAGTACTGCCTTAAAACGGGAACAAATATAGGAGACCTGACATCGACCGAATATATGGACGGTATTGTACTGCCGAAGCTGTCTGAAGCTATGATGAAAATGATGTGGCGTTTTACATGGTTTGGAGATAAATCAGCAGCGTCTGTCACTGGAGGTGGTCAAATCACTGACGGAGTAAACATCGAACTATTTAAAACATGTGACGGTTTTTTCAAACGTCTGTTTGCCATCTGTACCAACAATACCGGACAGTACACTGAAATTGCAGCCAACGCAGAAGAATCATATGCATTACAAAAATCAAAGATGAAAGAAACAGGCATTGCCACATCAATATTCGATGCGATGTTGCAAGATGCCGACAGCCGGATTTTCCAAAAAGACGGATGCGCAATTTTCGCCACCAAGTCAATGTGCGATGCTCTGACTCACGATATGAAAGAAAAGTACAAGGTAATCATGCCCTGGGAAGTTGTATTTGACGGTGTAGAGGTCAGCAAATACGATGGAACAACCATCGTTAAATGTTCCATCTGGGATAGATTTATTCAAGCCTATCAGAACAACAAAACCAAACTTAACTTACCGCATCGTGCTGTTTTATGTTCTCCTGAGAACTTGATGTATGGATGTGAGGGCACCGAACCGATGTCGGACTTGGATATCTGGTTTGATAAGAAAGCCCGCAAGAACTACATTTATTCAACAGGAAAATTAGGCTCCATGATTGGCGAAGATGAGTTGGTACAGGTAGCATACTAACGAAAAAGAGCAAATATGGCAATATGTGATATAACAATCAAGAAGGACATCGCACCATCATGCGATGATCCTATCGTTCCCGGATTGGAACAGGAAGGTGTGATAATGAATCGCGCAGACGTGGATTTCGGTGCGGTTACATTCAACGCAACCCGTAAGAATGTGATCGAAACTCTTGCACTGAAAACAGGTAAAAAAGGTTACAAGGTACAGGTATTCGGTGCAACCCCTTTTACAGGTACCAATACAGCCTTGGCAACAGGAACCTATCGTAACACGTTCACTAACACAGTGAACATGGTTGTATTAGCAAATGACCCCGATGTATGCAATGACATTATTGATGGGCTTGCTAACGGTGATTTTGTCGTTGTATTGGAGAATAAAGCTAAAGGGTTAAATAAAAGCGAGAATCCGGGAGATTCAGCTTTTCAGGTTTACGGTTACTACCAAGGTTTGAAAGCCGCAGAGATCGGCAATGACAAGTATTCCGAAGAAACGGAAGGGGGATGGAATATCTCTTTGCAAGAAACCAAGGTTCCCAAATCAGCATTATTCTTGTACAAAACATCTTACGATGCGACAAAAACGCTTGTTGAAACACTGACAAAATCAACTGAATGATTATGGAGTTAGAAGAAGTGGTTGATAAATTAAAGGAGCTAGGAGGTCTTCCCTCCTACTCCTCTTCTGATAAATCGGAGATAGAAAGATTGTACAAGGAAGTGTTAGGAAAAGAATTCACCAAGACATCATGTAACGACTGCTATCGCGATGCTGTAATCGAAATGACTGTTTACATCAAAAAGAATAACCGTATGAAAGAAAAATGTAATTATAGATTAAAAAATGGTGTCCTGCTTCAACCGGAGTTCGGAAGCAATAAAATGTACACTAATGACAACCTCACTGATGAAGTTGCTGAAAAGTACCTTGCCAAAAATCCGAAAGGTGAAATTTATTTCGCCCATGTACCTACGGACTGGAAAGAACGTGTTAACAAATGTGGATACAATCAAAACCTGCTTGATTCAATGGTAGAATCATTGCAAGACGGAGTTTCTGAAGAATCCGTGGCTGACACGTTGAAAGATTTCCAAATCAATGGCAAGAAGATCAGTAAAAAAGCTCTGAATCTGCATCTAAGCAAGGCCATTGAGATTATGAACGCAATGAATGGAAAAGGCGAAGGTAAAGTTGACTAAAAGATATAAAGGACGGACGTAAACCTCACGAACATGAGAGTAAGAGATCTAAAAAAGAAAAGCAGTAACCGCATTGATACCAGCTATTTACAAAATCTAGGAATTCAAACCTACGGACAGGACAACCTATATCCACAGACATTAAAGAATATCATTGCTGCAAGCTCTACTGCATCTGAATGCTCAGACCGTTTCGCTGACTTTATCGAAGGAAACGGATTCCGTGAGGTTGCGTTTTCCAAATATGTGGTCAATCGAAAAGGTGACACATTGGATGATGTACACATGTTACTATGTAAAGACATGTCCGAACTCAATGGAATAGCAATCCATGTTAACTACAATGTTTTCTGTGAGATAGTGGAGATGCAGCACGTACCGTTTGAAAATTGCCGTCTGACGGAAGAAGATGAAAACGGTTATGTGGCAAAAATAGCAGTACATCCAGACTGGAGCGGAAAGAAGACACGTAAAGGGAAAGCTCTGCAGGTCAAGAAAGAAAACATCGACTACATAGACGTTTTTAACCCCAAAAAAGATGTGATACTAGCTCAAATAGAAGCTGCCGGAGGCATTGAATACTACAAAGGTCAAATCCTATGGGTGTCAATGGCCGGAAAAAATACTTATCCTGTCGGGAAAGGTGACCGGGTGGCTACAGAAATGAGTACCGATGAAGGGCTGTCCAATGTCAAGTACAGAAATGTACGAAATAATTTCTTCCCTGGCGCTATGGTATTCACCAAAAAGGGATCGAACATAACCTTTGACGAAGAAGGCAACGAAGTGAAAGATACAGACGATGACGACAGTTTCTCAAATACACTCATCCAGTTGCAAGGTGATACGAATGCAGGAAAGATTATGGAAGTTACTTTAGAAAGCGATGAGGAAAAACCTGAAATAATAAATCTGAACTCACAAAATTACGACAAAGAATTTACCGTTACTGACGCAAGTGTGGTTGAACGTATTTATTCAGCTTATGGCCAAGAGCCATGGTATTGCATCCGTATTGGTAAAGTCGGATTCTCAGGCGATATTTTGGAAGATGCCTTCGAATACTATAACTCTATCGTCAGCAAACAACAACGTCTTATAGAACGCACGCTAAGTCGTGTGTTCAGCTATTGGCACGAAGTAGCCAATCCTTCAGGAGATTTCAGTGTCGAACCATTAAAGTATATAAGAAATGCAGCAATATCTAATAACAACAGATGAAGTGTCAGCTTTATCTCGCGGAATGTCTGTACATCTCGATCCTGACAAGATAGAAACCTATATCCGTGAGTCGGAGAATATCTACATCAAATCAGCGTTAGGAGACGAACTGTTCCTTGATGTAAAAACGAATCCGGATAAATACGCATTATTACTTGACGGTGGTACTTACGAAACCAAATGCAAGGAAAAGAAACTTTTCACCGGGCTCCGTATAGCATTGGCATACTATACCTATGCCTGTATTGTCAAAAATGGAGATGGGAATGTATCCCGTTTTGGCTTCGTAAACAAGGAAGGTGAGTATAGCAATCATACGGAATTCAAGGAGAAGATGATGGTATATAATGATGCATGCAACATTGCAGATCGTTATTTAAAAGAGTGCGTACTCTACCTCAAAGAATGTAACATGCCACTTTATAACGGTGGAGGGAAATTAAAATCTAATAGAACTGTTTTTCGTGTAATAGGAGAATGAGCGATTCGGTTGACATATTAAAGAAACTGGCTCTTCAAGTAAGAAACGCATCTGCAGAAGGAGAGAATACAGCTGAAAGAATTGGGCGCATATTTATCGGGATTCTAGAAAACATGGATAATTCCGATTTAGAAAAGCTCACCAAATACTTCCTTCGTAAAGATAAAGAAGATATCGCTAATGAGCTGATCACTTTTTTGAAAGGTCTTTTGATTGGTAAGAACGGTAGTGGAATTACTGTACTGGAAGATGGTACCTCTCAAGCCGTTGTTGACCGGCTTTATGTGAAGATTAAGGCTGTCTTTGATGAACTTGAAGTGAAAAAGAAGACGCATGTTGGTGGTGAGCAGATCTTATCTCCAGCCGGAATGAAGTGTGTCCGTGTGGAGGAACTTGATGAGAGCTACCGCTGTTTCTTCTTATCGGAAGTCGATGGTATTACAATCAATAACGAATTTACAGTCGGTACATTAGCATTAGCCCAAGAATTTAACATTAAAGAAGGAACATCTCACAATGTATCCAACCGCTACTACTGGCGTGAGGTGACAGGTGTAGGATCTGACTATATTGACTTGAGCAAAACCAATGCCGACAAGGACAGTGATATCCCGGTTGCCGGTGATGATATTATTGGCTTGGGACACTTGACGGACATCACTCGTCAGGCAGCTATAATCCTTTCTTCTGTTAATGAAACTTCGCCTTCCATTATTTTTTACCAAGGCATCAATTCTTTCGCCCTTGCCGGGAAAGAAGTCATCGGGCTGGGCTTTGACAAGTCCACCGGACACGCCTATATCAATGTGTATGGTGATGCCTATATCGGTGCCAAGGATGAGAGCACTTACATCCGTTATACACAAAAAGGCGGTGTTGATATCAAGGGTATGTTCCATATCGAGCAGGGTTCCACCGGATGGCGTAATATGGAAGGTCTGCCGGATGAGATACAGGCGGCGGCTGATCTTGCCCAAGAGGCCAAGGATGCGATAGACAATGCGGCTGTCGGAAGTGTCAATCTGTTGCGTAATTCCGGGTTTACGGGAGATTATGAGACAGAGGACCTGTCTGCCGCTACCGAGCTATCGGCGGATACCGAACTTTTTAGCAAGCAACTGGAATATTGGACGGGAGTGGCTACCGTATCTGCGGACAGTGATGCCGGCTCCGGGTACTCTGCTGCAATCGGTAGTTTGTCCCAGTCCGTATCATTGATTAAAGGAGAAAGTTATGTTATCAGTTATAAAGCAAAGGGTACGTCTGTGTCTGTTTCGTGCGGTTCTTTCAGTGTTTCTCAACCTCTCACATCCTCTTATCAGAGATATACCCATAAGATCACCTTCAATGGCAGTGGTATATTTCTTATCAGTGGTACCGCAACCGTTTGTGATCTTCAGCTAGAGCGTGGGACCATCGCCACCGATTGGAAGCCTTCAATTCTTGATAACGACAAGTCCATGGCCGGTTTTCAGTCAATCAATTATATCGCCAGCGCGATTAAGGATGGTTCTGTGGACATCCTTGGCGGTTTGATATTGGCCAATATGATCCAGTTAGGCAACTACAAGGATGGCAAGATGCAGAAGGTCACAGCCGGAGTTAGCGGCATATACAATGACGATGATGATGTGGCATTTTGGGCAGGTGGCACGTTACAACAGGCTATATTGACCGTGATGAGGTTTCGTAATGATCCGAATTATCAACCCACCGATGAAGAATGGGCGAATATGGCGAACTTCGTTGCCACTCATGGTGGCGATACGTTCCTGCGTGGCTATATTTATGCCTTGGGTGGTAAGTTCCGCGGTGTGGTTGAAGCCTTGGGCGGATTTTTCCGTGGAAAAGTAGAAACATCTGTTGACGGGAAACGCATTGTCATTGATCCGGATAAAAATACTCTTGAAATGTACACGACTGAAGGACATGCCACCTTGATATTAAGGTTCGACACATCATCGGACGGATGGGAATATGGTGATTTGATTTTGCGGAAATATGCAGGGGACCAATTGATACTAGAAACGACTGTATATCCGGAACGTATCAGAATACAGAATTATGTAGAAAATACGGATATCATTCTTAATCCCAATAACGTATCCTTTTATGGTTCCAACGGCGAAATGCTGCTGGTCGGGATGAAACCGATATACAACGGGGTGAATGTGTATAAGCATGTGGCCAATATTGATTGCAGTAATTGGCCGGGGAAAGATGATGTTTCGTCAGGTCAGGTATATGTGGAATATGAGACAGTAGAAGGAGTCGTGACAAACGGGACTTTAAAAGTAAAGAAGTGATATGGAACTGAATTCGATCAATAAGACAGGTACTTGGAGTGAGGCGGCAGACCGTCTTAACAACAACTTTAGTAAGACTTCTACCGAACTAGAAAAGGTCAAGCAGAACGGTATCCGCAACAAGGGATTATTTTCTACTCTTAAATTGCTGGAAGAGGCTGTTCCATCTCCTGTTGTGGGTGACTGGGCTATTGTGGGGGATACCATACCGGGCCCTATATATGAATGCAAGATAAAGGGGAAATGGAGTCCTACAGGCATGACAGGAGGTGGCGGAAGTGTTGACTTGAACGGATACCTGACAGCCGAGGAGATAGACGATGTAACATCAATATTATAAGAGTTATGATAAGAATTAATTATCAGTCCGATTTTAAAATCATAGAGAAGAGCCTGAATGGAGATATAAATACTCCCTTCCGGTTTACTTACCGCACAGTCCTGTCGGGGTGTGTTGTTGCGGAGTTTGACGGGCACGGGTACAAGAACTGCCGCAGGCTTAATGATGGTGGTCTGCTGGTCATTTTTGACAGGCATGGACTACGTCCCGGTGCTCTGTCGGTCAAACGCGAATACTATCTTTCCGATGCTGATTTTGCCGATGGCATCTGCAATCTTGTATCGGTGGAGAATACAGGTGTTATCCTCGTTGCCGGAAAGACGGATGAGAGCACGGCAGAGATCATGTCCTATCCGGATTATGCCGCATACAATGCGGTGCAGAGCGTCCCTCTGTCAGAGAGGGAGTATGATGATGTGCTGAGTGATTTTGTACCTCCTCTGCCACCGGAAGAGAAATAATGATTTAATAGTTAAATAAATAGTTACATAAAATAATGATAGCTTAAGTTCCCCCGGAACTTAGGCTAATAACAGGAGATATTATGGTAAAAATGCATAAACTGACCAAGGGTGGACAAACCATATTCCCGGCTACCATCTATGACGCTGTGGTCAACCCCAAGACACGCAAGAATCTGACCTCGGAACTTTCCGAAATAGATGCTAGAATATCAGGGAAAAAAGAATACTCTGTCGGAAAAAATATTATAAATCCATCGAATCTGACAGATGGATATTATTTGGGGCAAGACGGAAGTTTAAAACAGCTCTCCTCATATTGCGTAACAGTCTACATCTCCATAGAAGGCAATACACAATATCATATTAGTAAGACAGGTGTTGGTGGAGCATATCACGTTATCTTTGACGATAATTTAAAAGTATTGACTGCAATTAAGGACGGAACTGTTATCACCCCTGAAAATGCAGCTTATATAAGACTGTCAATATCTAAATCTCAGTTGGGTGCAGCGCAGATGGAGCTTGGAGATGTGGCAACATCCTATGAGCCTTTTACCGACAACTATGATAACGAGCAGAAGTTTGTGAGGCTTGAAACACAAATGGCGGCTGATAAGACAGAACTTGAAACACAAATGGCGGATAAGAAAAGTGTTTCGTTGGGTAAGAACTTATTTAACAAATTAACCGTAAAGAATGGGTATTATATTGATGCCTCAGGTAATTTAAAAACGAATTCGACCCTGTCTTTATCTCACTATATCAAAGTCAATCCAAATACATCATATTATATCCAAAATACGAATACGGGCGGTGCATCAAATGTCTGGTTTGACAAAGAATTTAATGCGATAGAAGAAGCGGCCAAATCAGGCGTGACTACCTCACCGTCAAACGCTGCTTACATCAGATTAAGCATATCAACTGCTGTCATTGATAATGCAATGTTCTTTGAGGGCGGCACTGCAACGCCCTATGAGTCATATACAGAGAATTATGATAATGAGCAAAGGTTTGCGAAACAAGAAAAGGAGATAAATAATACTAATGCAACATTAGATACATTACAGAGTCAAATGCCTAAAGTGGTGGTCGGAAAAAACTTATTTGATCCAGATAAGGCAGGTAATGGATTTTTGCGTCAGGATGGAACTGTTGCTAACAGCACCACTTATGTGACGTCCGGTTATATAGCCGTAGAGGGAGGAAAGATGATAACAGCCCATCCCCTTGCTTTGGGGCCAATTTATTTCAGCCAATACGATTCGGATAAGACATTCATAACTTCCACTCAAAATAAACAGACCTTAACCATTACATTGGAAAGTAATACAGCCTATGTCAGAGCGACATTCTTAGCTTCAAATTACAAGACAGAAGGACAGATTGAGTATGGTTCAACCGCAACTGAATACGAGCCTTTTCATTATGTAATTAGCGAGGAAAGTTTACCCGAAGGCATAGGCAGCGGAACGACACAGGATGAAGTTAAGCAAATTATAAATGAAGAAGTTTTCCCGGCAAAATTAGTATTGCCGTCCAGTTTGTATTTCAAAGCCAATCGGCAAAATAATTTATATTATAAGCAGGCTATAAAGTGCTCATGTCATGATAACTTTGATTTCTCAGTGTCAAACACCACATTAAAGGTTTTCGACAGGCAATTGTCAGGGGTCCCCGTAGCTGCATCTGTTTTTAATAATAAGCTTACGCTTCGAAAATTTGGAAAATTGTTGCAAGAACTGCAAGTCAAATTTAATATACTTGCCAATCCTTCATCCCATAAGACAGTTAAGATATTGGATAGTGGGGATAGTATATCTGATCTGGGTGGCTGGCAAGTTGAATTGAAAAATTTGCTTGAAGAAGATAATGTTACGGTTGAATATATCGGAACCATGATTAACCGCACTAAAACTACCGGTTCCAGTTATGCCGAAGATATTTGGGGTGAGGTACAGAGTGGCGGGAACATGTCCTTTATCACGGAACCCAAAGGGGCAGCAAAGATATTGACCGTTTCGGGGATTACAGAATTACCGGTTACAGGCTATCCCGGTACGTCTTACTTGGATGGGAATAGTATATCTTGGGTAGTGAGAGGATTCAGACTGACAGCAGGGAGTGATGGTAAATATAGCGGAAAACTAAAATTGGGGAAATTCAGTTCAGACCCTAATTATGGTGATGGTACGGAAGATGATACGTCAGGAACAGGGAATTTCCCGTCAGGCGGTACAATCACAAAAACACAATCCGCTAATGGTAACACTCTGGCCGGTGATGCAACGATTACATACACATCTGCGGATGATGCGAGGTATAATCCGTTCTGGAATCCGTCAACTGATGAGTTGGATTTCAAATACTACTTCGATTATTGGGGATTTGATGCTCCTGACATCTTCATTCTCCAGTGGGGATACAACGAGGTAAAGTCTTATGAGGACGTAAATTCAGAAAGTGTACAGACAGCCAGATTACGTGCGAAACAAATTATTGATAAATTTCACAACCAGTATCCGGATACTAAATTCGTTTTTGGATTAGAGGTTTATGGTGCTGAACTTATGACTTTTTCGGGCGGTAGTAATAACAACAACAGCCCTAAGAAATATAGTGTATTGTCATTTGCCGAAGAAATCATATCACTGTTTGAAGGAAACGATGATACAGGTAATCCTTATAGCGACTATGTTACTCTTGTTCCTGTTTATGCGATGATGGACAATATATATGGATATGGCTCACTTTCTGAAAAATCACTATGTGACTTATACGGTGCAACTACGACAGTTCTACAAAATGGAAGAGACGGGGTTCATCCGAGTTATGATAGCGGTGGATTGCGTGAAATAGGAAGAGCGTATGAACCGGTTGTATTAGCTATTATAAATCTGTAAAGTAATTCGGAAAGTTTTGACAACATATTAAATATATGCCTAATGATACAAAAAGCAAGAATTCAAAATATGTCAAGAAACATGTATTATAGACTTGTCCATATTGTTGATATATATTTCCTTTACAAAAAAAAGAGAATGAATAAATGGCATTTGATTAAATATATGATTGGGACTGTGGTAGTGGCTAAGATAATATTATTCATTACCATTCTTTTGTTATTCATTACCATTTTTTTGTGTGAATTATCCTACAGATCCAATGAATGTGAAACAGGAGAGATATTAGGAGATTTACCTACCTGGCTGACAGCCATGGTTGCAATATTTTCAGTTATCTATGCCAAAAAAGCCTTTTATAAACAGTCAGAAGCTATTGTATTGCAGAAAAAGGTAGCTAGAAGGGTCTCATTTGATACGACTTTTACTCAAATATTTGCTCAACACAGCATACTCTATAAAAAGGCTCAAGACTCGTCAACAAAACACTGCTGTTTCGCAGCATTCAGGGATTTTTTTGGAAAACAAGTAAACAAACCAACAATTACAAATAAGGATATTTGGGAAAATTACAATAAAAAAATAGAGAAAAACTCCGGAAAGGAAGGGGCCAGTAATTTTAAAAATTACTTCAAATATATATACATAGAGGTGAATTATATAGAAGAAGAGGCTAAAGAAGCTGATTTAGATGAATCAATCCAGAAACGATATGTAAGACTAATTGAAGGCCAAATGAATAATGATGAATTATTCTGTTATCTTGTAAATCTGTTAGAGTATTATGAAAAGAATACCGACAATCCAAAATTGATATCTTATTTCGAGTATCTCAAGCAAAATGCTTTTTTTAAAGAAATATGTAAAACCGATGGATATAAAGATGATGTAAAAAAAGCATTTGACCTATTGAACGAATCTTGTCGAAACAGAGTTCGCAATTCATTAATAAAAGAGACATGGTTAAAGTAACGGCAAACCATAAAATAGGTTTGCCGTACTAAGATGATTTATGCTTGATCCGGTTTCATATTGTAAGCATATGCTTTATGTGGTTTCAAACTTTTCAAGTCACCCTACTAATCTATATATCCCAGTTCCCTGAACCTTTCCATTATCTTATAAGCCAGAATTGCGTAAGCCCCACCTGTCATATGTATTTTGTCATTGCCGGTCTTTCCGTTCTCGTCCCCGACATAGCTGCTCCAGAAACTCATTGGTAGTGAACCCTCGGCCATTGCGGTCGTATCCGGCACAACCCCCTTCGACTTCTGCTCCTCTGTCAGATCAGCATCCGTCGTGGGGGTGATGCCGAAATCATACAGTGCCTGCCGGGACACATACTCCCTCCAGTTGATGAACCTGTCGCCGTATCTTCCTGCCAGAACAGTCTCCTGACCGGCCCTTGATGCCGCAGTCCCCGTATGCAGCCCGATAAGGACATATTTGTCCGTACCGAGCCGGGCGATCATTTTATCCAGTTTCTCCACAAGCTCTTCATCGGAGGAATATCCCCCGTTCTGCCAGCACCAGAGGACGGCCAGCCGTGTATTTTTGTACAGACGCGAACCGCTCATTATAATGGGAGTCCGGGCACTGAAACTTACAGCCCTGCTTCCTGCCGCAACCCTTTGTATGGTATATATGCCCGTCGTGTCCGAACCGCTCGAGCCGGTCCATTTCAAGGTACATTCTATTCCTCCCACGCTGCACGGGTTCACAGTTGTGTCCGATCCCTGCAGAAGGGGGGCGACCTCCGTTCCCCATGCGGAGTCCAGCCTGCCGTCATACGCTCCGATCCGGACAGGAGAGGTGTCGGCAGGAAGAACGAAATCACCTTTCGCAAAGGTGACATTGGCTCCCATCCTAACAGCGATTGTATTGATGGACTCTCCTCCAACACCGCAGTTGTTCACTTTGTAACTAGCTCCAAGAAAAGCCTGCAAGGCCTTTGAATAGGTGACGGATGCCGCATCCTCCAGGGACGAAACATCATAACCGAGCTCCTTGAGCTTACTCAGGATTCTTTCCTTATGACGGGTTATAGTACCACCCGCTCCCGCAGTCAGCGAGTCCCCCCCAGGCGGTCACCCCAATCTGATTCTTCCCGGTTTCCTCCCGGACAATCTCCCTCACTTCGTTCCGGACCGTTACGGAGAGTTCGGAGGCTATGACCCGTGTGGATTCCGGAACCCGGTCAAGGGCCATGAGGTCGTCAAACGGGGCTATTTTTCCTGATATGTTGTAAACAACCAGACAGACATAAAAATATCCCCTGCCAAAAGTGTCGGCCCATCTGTCCTCATGCCCCGCCTTCCATTTCATAAGCAGGTTGTAGAAGTTCCATTCCCCATCCGCTGGAAGCGCCAGGTCAAGGTAGCCTCCCCAGTCCTGGATACCGGGCAGGAGATATCTGTTTGGATACTTGTCCGCGCCCAGCTCTGATGTCAGCAACCATGTGCCTCTCAACTCCTCCATGTCGGAGAAAGTTACCTTCCAGTATACCCCCCTATACCGGGAGCCTATGGTTTCCGCGTCGATATTGGAGGTCAGGCGGATAGTCCGTGCATCTACGGGATTGATGGTCATGGCCTCCCTGATGTAACCGGATGGTCCGAGGTCCCTGAATACCGCATCCTCTGCAAGTCCTCCGATCTCCCATCCGGCATTTGTCGCATTTTCCGCATTGTCGGCATGTTTCGCATCGGCAGCCCTCTCCGAATACCCGGAGATATCCGAATAGTCGGAGGTGTCGGACGTCTTCGCCGTCTGTGCATGTATGACATCCGATGTATAGAACTCCCTGACTTCCAGCGAGCCGGCGGATGAAAGTGCGTTGGCATCCAGTTTGCCTTTCAGAACGACATGTGTGTAAACATTCGTGCCGTATACGGCACCGGCGTCCGCCCAGTCCTGTTCGGAAAACGAGCCGCTATAACGACCTCCTGCCGCTATGGTTACTGACTTTGAGGCGATATAGCCTTTGGACCAGTCCGCAGAACCGCCGGTGACACCAATACCCACAACCATGTCGGAACTGCCGGTATTATATATCTCAAACCAGTAATTAGATGATATTGTAAGCGGAAGGGATGCTGACGAGCGTACATAGCATGTTGCGATCTTGGCCGCACTTTCGTCCCATGATATCTTCGTCATATACTCAGCCGTTTCAACAGTGATGCCAGGACCGGATGGAAAAATTACGGAAAGCGGCAGTTTCCTGATGATATTGGTATAAGCCGTGACCTCCTCCCTTATCAGTTCTTTTGTTTTGGTGACACCGTCTGTCAAAGAGACACCCCATTTGGGGACCGAACCGTTGAACGAGCCTGCCGACAGGTATATTGTATGACCGCTGGGAACGATGAACAGGCATTCACCCCTGCACCGGCCCTCATATATGAGAGAATTGTCATTGTCTCTGAAGATGGCGACCGATCTGTACAAGCCTGTACCTATACCACTGATATTGGCATAAACCACGTCCTCCCTGTTGTTGCTACCGTCATTGGTATGGTAGTAAGTGGTGAACTGGCTGTGCGATTCGTTTTCCACGTACTTGTCTCTGGAGGTTCCTAATATTGTCAGACATTTAAGGATGCTTCCCTCAAAATCCGTTCCGGTACCTTCCTGATATTCCTGTCTGGTGAAAGGAATCGTATAGATTCCCATTTTGGACAGATTGGTCAGTTCCGTAGTCAGGCTCTTGCGTGTCTTGGGATTGACCACAGCATCATAGATGGTAGCCGGGAATATGGTTTGTCCACCCTTGGTCAGTTTATGCATTTTTGCCATAATATCTCCTTTCATCCGCCTAAGTTCCGGGGGAACTTGGATGATAAGCAGAATATCAATTGATAATATCATTTTATTGGATAGTGGTAGATATTCAGTAGAAATAGGTGTTTGTATGTTAATATTTCTACTAGATTTCTACTATTGGGTTTAGCAAAAAGCTTTATAATTAATTTTTCTTGTCTTTTTTATTGTCATATCGTGGCAATGGATTTCGGTGTTTTGGCAGCGATGGTGCAAGCGGATAGGGATATCTTTGAAGTGTGTATTTTATAATCAGATAAACAATAGACAGAATGGAATTAAACGACTGGTTGGCTATAATCGGGGCTTTCGGGGGATTGGAGGCTGTCCGCTGGGGTGTCACGTTTTGGGTGAACCGCAAGACGAACGCACGGAAAGAGGATGCATCCGCCGATTCGATGGAGGATGAGAACGAGCGTAAGCAGGTTGACTGGCTGGAAGAACGCATCGCCCAGCGTGACGCCAAGATTGATGCGTTATACGTTGAGCTTCGTAACGAACAGTCTGATAAGCTGGCATGGATTCATAAGTGCCACGAGCTGGAACTGCAATTGAAAGATGCCGAGCATAACCGTTGTGACAGGCCCGACAGCGAATGCGGCCGTCGTATTCCACCACGCAGGGCTACATTAATTAAAGATAAGGAGGAAAAGAAATGAAGTATTTTACGATTGCGGAACTCTGCAAGTCAACGACTGCTGACCGCTTGGGTATCAACAACAGATGCAGACAGGAGCATGTGACTGCTCTGACTGCCTTGGTGGATAACGTACTGGACCCGTTACGCACATGGTGGGAAAAGCCTATAACAGTAAACAGTGGCTATCGCTGTCCGGAACTTAATGCAACTGTCAAGGGAAGCAAGACCTCGCAGCACATGAAGGGGGAAGCTGCTGATATTGACACTGGGGACAGACTGCAAAACAAGTTGTTGTTTGAGTATATCCGAAAGAACCTACCCTTTGATCAGTTGATTGATGAGTCTGATTTTGCATGGGTTCATGTCAGTTACCGGGCTGATGGGAATAACAGGATGCAAGTTCTTAAGTTGTAGACTATGTTGGCTAAGGTTATGAACTGGGTAAGCCGGCATATTTTGCTGGCTCCCTTTATGTGTCTGTTCCTGCTGTTTGCCTGTGGCAGCTCGCATAAGGCTGTCAAGTCAGACACTAAGATTATACAGAAAGATAGTACACGTGAATCTGTCAACATCGTACACGGATCAAGTACGTCTTTGAGCGAACTCATTACCACTAATGGCAACTATGTGATTGATTTCCGTATCTATGATACCCGAAAACCGCCCGACAGTCTGACTGGAAAACCTCCGTTATTGGCTGACGGTCATGTGGAAGGTGATTTCAATAAGAATGAAAAGAAGGAAACTGTAGTCAATGACAGTACGGAGGTAAAAGCTGATAAGGAAGCCACTTCCACCAAACATGAGGAAACTAAGACTGAAGAGGTAAAGGATAAAAAAGAATCCACGCTGCCTGAACAAATCGGTTTTGCCTGTGTTTGTGTAACCGTTTTGATTGTCGTCATGTTGGTGGTACGGAAACATTGGGGTAACAGACAATCTTCATCATAAGACTTTAAATTTATAAATTGGACTGCCCCGGCTTGCATAAGTCGGGCTTTTTATGAATAAATCCGACCAATATTATTCCTTGTATCTTTGGAAGCAATTAATTAGCAAGCAATTAGAAAGTAATTGTTATAATAGCAAAGAATATTTCCCGATGTTTGTACCATAAAACAAATAGGTAGATAATTATGGAAACAAACATTTTATTTGCTACGATTATTTTTGGAATTCTTTGCATTATACATAGAATGATGAAAGATTGATTAAAAATAATTTGTATTTACAATAAGAGACTGATCCTTTTCAATTTTGGATCAGCCTCTTTGGAATTATTAGTCACAAACAGGACGGACTACTGCACCAAACCAACGAAACATACCTCCTGTCATTGTTCCATATTTGTCATTGTTGAATCCTAAATAACAAGCATTGGAAGATAAATCCTTGTGTATTGATGCTGTCCAATACCAAGCTTTAGACCATCCACCTGATACATTCTCACCTTTATACTTAACAGCAGGAAGGAATATACTGTTTCCATTAGGACCGGTTATAAGCAACCCTCCAACTCCATGATATTCAATCCATTTCTGCTTGCATTTATGTAATTCTATACATTCATCATCAGTTGGCATACGCCAATTGCCTCCCCATCTTACATGTGCCACATCATAATTCGTTCCACTGATATTATTGCCGATATTGACAAACTCCGCGTAATTCATACAATCTCCTCCTTTGCAATCAGGTAAAATATAATCTCCACTTTCATCTAAATCTTGCCAATAACTATAAGTTTTGTATTCATAGACCGATTTCTCTTCTGTTTCTCCCCAAGCATAATAACTACCGAAATCTTCAGGTTTGTTGGCTCCAATATTCCAACCTGCCCATTTGACACTAAGTCCCAAGTCTACAGCTTGCCCCGGAGTGGGTTCTTTATTATCCGCTTCAATAACAAATGTCTTGATATCTCCATAATATATTTCTGTTCCAATCTTTGCATAAGCACAATAATTGTATTTACCTTCGGAAAGATCTGATAATTCTACAGAATATATCGAATTATTGATATTGTGAGATACTATATGGTTTTCATTTATTTTAATACCGTATTCCACTTCTGAAAAATCGTCAATACCCTCCAATTTGCCAAAACATATAACATCCGTCTTTTCAACAGAAGCATTTCCTGTCATAACATTGATTTGTGTATCTCCATAAAATTTCGCTTCTTTCATTATTTTACCATCCACATTATAGAGTCTTGCATATAATGTATCTCTAAAAGAAGTGGGAATCCATTCCACAGATACCTGCCCATGATCAACTATGCCATATTTTGAAGAAAGTTCCCCTTTTCCTTCAAATTTGACAATCTGACGAAGGATAGTAGGGATACTTTTATTGAGAATTGAATCCATATCATAAACTTCAAACTTTACGGTATTAGGAACATTCTTTTGCACAGATTTTGACGTAGAAGACACATAACGAATATCATAAGGAGAATGATAAATACATTTATCAAATATGTTCATATCACCTGTTGAAATATTCTTGACTTCGTGTCCTACAAACATTAAGCTTAATCCAGCCCTAGCATCTAATCCTACATAATTAGAAAGATCCCACGCACAAAAATCTTTTGAAGAAGACAATAATTCTTCATAAAACCCTCCATGGATACTCGTCCGCATATAGGGTCTGATATCAAAGGACGGCCCTAATAATTCATATAAGATAACTCTTATACGTGGGTATAGCCATACCTTCCCGTTCATATCCCCTTTCCCTTTCATTGTCGGATAAGTTACACTAAGTTCATTTTTAAAGTCTTTAACAGGGTCAAGTCTATCATCAGATTGGTTCCACTGAAAGCCTAGTGTACCACTGGCTTTGTCTGTGAATCCCATATAAGCACTGATTTCACCATCTAAACTAAACGAAACCGCACGATATACATCTGCATTTAATGATACTTCAACAGGTACTCCAAGTACAGAAAAAACAACTCTAATTTTAGGTAGATATTTACTCAATTCTTTTATACGTTCATCATTATCACATGTATATTGATGCCATGCATCAAGTCTGAGCTGCTGGTTTGTTTCAAAACGCCCTTCTATATTTGCAGCAATAGACAAGGCTTTGCTCCTGTATTGTTTTTCTATATCATCTTTCACTTCTTGAAGTGTTCGCCCACTAAAACTTAAAGTCATGTTTAAATCAATATCAATATGAAAATCAGATTTTTCCAAATAAATTTTAAACTTTGGATGCTCATATAAAACACGGCCTTCAAGTTCATCATTGTTCCATTTCCACAAATTACCCGTCAAATGTGAAGGGGCTCTTGAATTCATAAAATTATATTCCTTCCATTTTCCATCCATGTCCAAAAAAGATATTTTTTGAGGAAGAATTACGTTTTTGCTTGAATTCCTTGCAGATTGTCCTCCGGTTGATAACGTAAATTCTGTGTTGGCGAATATATCGCATAAGTCCCCCTTTCTGGCTTCTATACTTATTTTACCATTATCACGTTTTAGCTTATTCACAATAACAATGTAATTCGCCGTATCAGCATCAATTGTAAGTATCGAGCCTGGTTTTAAATTTTCAGTTTCAGACGAAGCATCAAATGAATATCTTCCATTCTCTTGATCCACTTCATGTAATTTTGTTTTCCCCCAATCTATAGGTACATAATCAGGATTAACAACATCATTTTCATATTTCTCAGAAGGAACTTCCGGTTCTTCTTTTTCAGGAAGAACTTCTGCCGATTCATCGGAAGAACAGGCATTAAAAGTAAACGACAGCAATAATGCCATCAAAACAAAATACATTTTTTTCTTCATATCACATTGTTTAATAATTGTTTCAATAAGTGCGAATATATTAAAACACTTGAATGAATCAAAACCATTCTATGTATTATATATGCTATCAGACATTATTGAGGAGTTAAAAGTGAAAAAACAGAGTTTATTTAGTTCATATTTACACAAGTAAAGCAAAATCTAAGGAGTTACAAAATTCGCATCATCATAAAGACTATTATGCGATAATCTTTTCGTTTCTATATTTTCTGTATTTTTGCAAAAAATATCTATCATGAAAATCAAAAACAAATACAAGAAAATGCCAGCTAATGAAATCTGGAATGTAGTAATAGCTTATATTGATAAAAATAAACAATTTTTCTCTTCTACTGGTATCATTAAATACAATGCAATAGCAACTTTTGATTTTATAGAATACAAAGGTGGTAAAAACGGGAGCGTTAGGGCTATGAATGGTGAATCTATCAGTAGGAATCAATTTATATCCGTATTTAAGCAAATCCATGATATGGAATGTATCAATACTAAGAATGTCAAGCCATACATTGATAGAAGGCAAAGCCCATTTGTCGGCCTACTGAAGTCTGCTGGAATTATTGAATGAATTGGATTTATTATAAAAGTCACAATCTTATGAATCAAAATATCGAATATGAAAGGTTTACACAAGAAGTCTATCAGGAGTTAATCAATGCTCGTGGTATTACTACTAGTGTAAAGCATGATGTCAAGCTTATAGGTAAATCAGGACAAAAGCATCAGATTGATGTCTATTGGGAATATAGCATAAACGGCATTCAACACAAAGTAGCTATTGAATGTAAAAATTATAAGAAAGAGATTCCTATTGGTAAAGTTCGGGATTTTTATGGACTTTTGTCTGATTTGGCAGATGTTTCTGGTATTATGATAACAAAAGTAGGATATCAGAAAGGTGCAAAGAAATATGCGGACTACTATAGAATTAATCTAAAAGAATTAAGGACTCCTTGTAAAGACGATGATTGTAGAATAGCAGAAACAAGGCTTAATTTAAATATATCGTTAACCCAGCAGCTTTTTTCACTTGATGCAGATTGGGCAAAAGCAAATAATATAGATTGGCTATCATATAGAAATTTCAGTGCGCATCTGGTGGAACGTAGCAATGAATGGGGAGAAAAATATCTTCCTTTGGGAACTATAGAAAATAACGTTTTCGATGAAAAAGGGAAGGTCATCACAACTTTAGACAAGTTGGCAGATGAGTCCATTCAACAGACAGAACGAATATTTGAATTCAAAGAGGCTTACGTCAATACTCGCAATTGGGGAAAAGTAAAAATTAAATCGGTAAAATATATTAATAGGGAAATACATGAACAGAAATTCATAACTCTTGATGCACAGAATATAACAAAAGCAATACTTAAAGATGCATTGAGTGGTGAAATAATACTCTTTTTTAAAGAGAAATAAAAATAGAAAACGATTAGGACACATCTTTTATAATCCTATTGTTGGCCCACACCCCTATGCTTTACTTGAATTTTCCCGTTTTGTTTTTTTGTAAAGTCATATAAAATACCCATCTTTGCATTGCGTTACATTTTGAAGTAATCGAGGCGTTGTCTCGTATTGAGCTACAGACGATTTTTATTGCCTGTAGCTTCTTCATAATACGGTTCCGACCCCCGTGTGGAGTATTAATGTACCCACTGTTTCGATTACGGAATGTAACGCAACGGGAAAGCGGAACCGTTTTCTTTTTCCGCAGACTAACGCAATTGCATATGTCAAAATTAGCCCCAACTACTCATCAACTATCTAAAAAGTTTATAGGCTATGGACACTATGAACTTACAATTTCTTCCTCTGAGGGCACAAAAACGATTGTCACAGGAAATGTGGATTTGATAGAACGGCTAAACTCGGAGATAGAGAAAGAAAAAGAGGAAGCGACTGCCGAAGCAATCGCTCTAGTTCTTGAATCCTCACTTTAGATTATCTAAAATCTTTTTTATGGCTTCATCAGCATGTTTTCTCATAATTCTGACATAATTAAAGATCGGTCTATTGGATTTCATGCTTTGGCCTATACAATATTCCAAAGTTTCCAATGGTATACCCAGTTCAAAACCATGTTGGACAAAGGATTTCCGGGCTGAATAATATACGACATGCGATTCTACCTCCAGCCTCTCCCCTAACCTTATAATTTCTTTTGTTACATAGTTACGAAAATTAGGATAAGAATATTTATAACCAAAATCAAGCTTTCCATTACGTCCCATCCATCTTTTGATAATCGGTTTTGCTTCCTCAGGAATAGTGAAGCTAATCTTCATATCACCTTTCTTTGTGTTTTTGGATTTTTCACGTACATATTCCATAATTTTCGCATCTTTGAAATTGTATTGCATCAAGTCCATCAGATTGATACCTCCTAGATAATACGAAAGCATGAACACATCCCTGGCAACACGCTGAGACTTCTCTTTTATCTCCGCATCCCTTATCTTCTTTACGTCAGCTACCGAGATATCACGCTCTTTGGGCATTCCTGCTGGTCTTTCATAATATTCAAAAGGATGCGTGTCATATGATACCTTCTTATCCCTTATTGCTTGATTGATTATTGCCTTCAAATGTGCCATGTGCATACCACAAGTAACAGGAGCCAGCCTTCGGACATTCTTTAGATAAATATCAAAGTCCTTTATGGTCCGGGGAGTAATTCCATCAAGCATTATATCATATTTGACAAACTCAATGAAGTAATCACTCGCCCTTTGATATAAGGAGGCAGTGGTCCTTCTCCCCTCTTTAATCAAATTCTGCATATAGTCAGCCGAAGCGACACTATAAGAGATGGCTCCCTGCTTTACCGAGGACAAGTATTCGACAAGTTGGGTACAAGTATAGGATGATGTGTTTATCTTATCCAAGGCATCCTGATATGAATTAAGTATTCCACGTAATTTAGCATTGACATGTGCGGCATCAGGAACACCTACCACCTGCCCTCCTTTAAAATTAGCAGTATTATCTATTTCAAATCGGGTAACGATGTATCTTGTTTCCTGTTTATGACCAATTGCGATACGAATTCTGTGTTTGCCGTTTTTCAGCACCTTGGCCGGAACAACGGCGGCTTTAAGAGTTGTCATAATTGTTCTGGATTCGTTTTAGACAAGTTCTTTTTGCCAAAAGTGGCACAAACTGTCTTTTTTTTTAGAAAAAACGAAAGCTGGAGAAGCTTAAGAAAACACAAACCCCTCTGAAACAGAGAGGCTTGTAATGTGGAGCATGCGAGACTCGAACTCGCCACCTTTAGACTGCCAGTCTAACGCTCTAGCCAGATGAGCTAATACCCCGCGAAATAATAACGATGCAAAGATACATAGAAAATCAATACTACAAAGCTTTTGAGAAAGTTTTTTTCATGTGAACAAAAAATTTTATTTATCACTTTTGCATCAAAGAGTTACTGTTGCGTAAAATTGTTAACCAATAGTTGACCAAGTTTAATAGCACATAATAAGCAAATAGCCCCGACTTATCACAAGTCAGGGCTACCTAAATTTATAAATTTAAAGTTTTTATGAAAAATCATTGTTGTATCAATGCCTGTACACCATCGGCACAACAATAATCACAATAGTTATATAAACACACGTTCTAACTTAATTGTTCAAACAACATAAATTCTTTTTCCTTTTATGTTTGCCATATTACACAAAGGACAAAGGGAAAAACATTCAATGGATCTGCTACTCAAGCACCGGAAACAGAGAAGAACCAAAGGAATCTAACAAGACTTCAATGGCAAATATATTATAGACAAAAAATCACTATAAATTTATGTAACTAACCTCTGTTTATACAGAAGACTTCATTGGTGAGTTTACGATGTATTCAGCTAATGAATAACAACTATATGTCAAAAATGTACAGAATGGAAAGAAAAATTATACTGAAGCATCTTATAAAAAAGAATCATCGCTCAATCGGATGAAACCTGACATTATCCATATCAGCCCGGCAAAAAGCATGAAGGGAGAAATATACCGGAAATTCCTAGAAGAGAAAGAAATATTTATGTCCGCCAATAACGAACTCACCATAAATATAATCAAGGGTTGTATTTGACAACTCTGTGATTGACTAGGCAAAAAGAGGTGTAAAAGTTGTCTTAAACCTCCTCTATCGGCTTGGACCAAACTTCCTCTTTCGTTTCTTTACACATTACGGAAATAGTTCCTCCAACAAAATCCTTCACATATCCTTTGCGTTCAGCCAACATATCTTCAGCCATTCTAATAGCCTTAGCCTTATCCTTCAATGAAAATCCTTTATTAGCAAAATCAGTACCTTCTTTAAAATATATATCATAAGTTTCCAT